GGCTCACCTTCCGGTATCAGCCATTGAATATTTGAATCAAATACATAGCCAAGAAATTGTTTCAAATTTTTGTTTGAGTATTTGTGAAGTACCGCAATCTTCTCTGCTTTTGTTGGAGCCTTATCGGCTTCTTCGAACATTGCGTATAGTGCTGGTAGTGCCATTATGGAAGCATCTCTATTCTTGATTCACCAGTTCTTGTCATAACAAAATGCCATTTATCGTTTGCGTTAGTGAAACCAGAAGAAAGGAACTTTTCCTTTGTTTTCTCAACTATTTCTGCTGCTTTACTATTTTCTATATTACCAACGGCAACATAATAGATGTACCGTTTAATATAATCGGACTCGAATCCGGTCTTTTCCAAGTTTAAAATTCCTCTAAATTTTCTACTAGATTCCGGAGTCCCTTGTCCATAAAGTATTTCATCAATCGCATACCACGACCACCGGTTATTGTACTATTATCTATATAGCACTTCTGAACCTCTTCAACGATATCTTCCGGTATTTTGAAAAGTGAAATCAGGCTCTCATTGCGATGGTAGTTCTGCATTACTTCCGGGCTGAACACATTCTCGGGCACTGACATGACCCATTCGTTAACCTTCGCATCGGTCAAACGCTTCTGGCGCTTGTCCGGATTAACGAATGTATCGTCATCCGACAGCACGTTCGGAATGCCGTCACCTAGATCACCACGAATGATGTGTTCGGCCAAGAACAGAGCGGGATTATCACACTTCATTTGCGATGACAGACGAGGCGAATAGATCGCAATGCCCGGCAAACGCTGTAGCTGCATAAAGTCTTTATCGTTGGAAATGATGATGTGCGGGCCGGGAATGCGTGTGCAAATGGCACCGATGATATCATCAGCTTCCGCATGAGCGACTTGAATCACCTTGTAGGGGAAAAATTCCTTAATCTCTTGGTGAATGAGATTGATGATTTCAAAGAGGCGATTCCAATCGATGGTAGACTGTTTTCGGGCGGCTTTGCGAGCGGCTTTGTAGTGAGGGAAAATCTGCTTACGCCAATAATTTTTGTCGTCAATGCAGATGACGACTTCGCCATATTGCTTATAGAATTTTCTGCGAACCGAACGAATGACATTCAGGATGATATGTCGTGTGGCGTTTTCGTCAAGGTCAATATGTTGTTGCATGGAAATCATGACGGAGCTTACAGCAACCGCCGAAAAGTCAACTAGGATACTCAATCTATATCTTCTTTATCTTCGCTTTTCATAATGAACTCCACAAGCTCTTCGTTTTCATCAATATGGTCTTGCAAGGGATAATGCTTGCCCGCATTACGCATAAGTGCAGAGTACAAATAATCTGTCACATAATCGAAATCACGCAAAAATCGTGCGTTCATTTCGAATCCATGACTTTCAATCTGATTTAATAGTTGTTCTGAATAGTGTTGTGAAATTTCCGAAATATCTTTTTCGGATATATCTTCAATGTTCTTTTTGACGGTAATTGAAGACTTCTTAAGGACGGGCAAAACTCTAAGGTTTTTCATTTCTACTCTCGTTTGTCAATTTATTTAGATCAAAAGACAGAGAGTAGGATATCGTTCTTGTTTATTCTTGCGTTTTGAACTTCTGATTCCGTTGTTGTTAGACTGTTCCAAAGTTTGTTAAGCTCACGCTTGCCTGCCTTGGCCGCTACTGGAATGGCTTCATGCGGCTTGCGGATGGTCCTTTGTTTGGATGCCTTCAAATCGACATTCAAGAGTGTGGAACCCTTGATTGCGAGCTTTTTGCCGGACTCGGCCTTGTAGATCGCCAGCTTACGTGTCTTGGTGTTGAACGTGACCAGTTCGGCAGCGCCAATGATCTTGGTTGGCGATATCGAGGCGATGGAAAGCGTCTTGTCCTCGGTCTGATACTTCAAGCCCTTGACTTGATTCTCGACCGACACTTTGCGCTTTTTGCGTGGTGCACGGACACGCTTGCGATTTTCCACAATGGACTCAGAACCATCGGTGAAAGAGCGAATGAAGGCGATATAGGCTTCCCGTTGTGGCTTCGACAGCTTGAAGCCTTCTTTCAGTTCCTTCACCTTCGGAATAGCCTCTAATTCGGCCAAGAGAGGCTTGTAGTAAGCTCCTATGTGTTGGATGGCAGAAAGAGGCAAGGACTCGGCTTTGACCCAATCTTGAAAACTGAAATCGGTCTGGTAGGTTCGGATGAAATTGTCGATTTGCTCTTCAAGCTCTGCTATGTACCAATGTTCATAAACAGGCTTGGCCGGTTCCTTCACACGTTCGACCGGAGCGGGAACACAGGACAGAAGGAATTTTATATTTCGATTATAGAAATCAATGGTTTGATCGGTCAGTTTACAGTCACGGGAGCGCATACGGGCAACCCAACCAAGCGTCGTGGTGACTTTGAAATCATCGACTTTCTTGATCTTTTTCAGCGTTTCCTTATCATTCTTTTCCAGATATTCATGAAGGAATTCAATGGCTTCCTTCCGGCCATAAATGTAATTATAGAAATTTAGAGCATCGCTCAATGCGGAGTTTGATGTTAGATCGGAGCCGGGAGCGGGCTCTACACCAACGTATTGTTTATCGAGAATTTTTGCCGCTGAACGACCGATGTTTACTTTAGTCCCTTTGCGTGACATTATTGATTAGTTCTTTTACCTGTGATTCGGCGGAAAGGATTTCCCGCTCTTATTTTATCGTAAGTCGCCTTATCTATAATTTTGAAGTGCTCAGCATTATATGAACCGTTTTGTTGGTTACCGACGTAGTGAATGTCACGGTCCCATTCAACGAACAAATACATAGCGCCGCCATCATGATATTTTCGCAGCACCTTGCCGGTTGCGCCCGGTTTTGCATTCAGAATATTAGAAGTCGTTACGACATATAAAATTGGGTCTTTGTCGGTGAGGGTAAGCGCCGACAAATGTAGCTTGACGATCTTTTTGATGAACCAATCTTGGTCTTTGTAGAAATAGCCTTGACCCTTCACCTTTTCGGTGAAGTGCTTGATAATGGCATCGGTGAGCTTTTGTGCAGCTTCATCGATATTTTCAATTCGCAGTTTCGAGGTCATATATAAAAATTTTGCCTTTGTAGATGTGTTCGTATTTCTGAAAAATTTTGAGAACGTCAGCCTTGTCCAAACCGCCATTGCCACAACCGGGCCATGGAAATGCAACACTTTTGATTTCTAGTTTGTTCATTTGCTCGAAAGCCAGCGGAAGATTGCGCTCTATGTATTCGAGCTTCGACGGGTTGCGCCAATCGATCTTCGTTGCAAAGAACATGATGAATTTCGGACCCATCAGCTTCTTTTTGAGCGTGATGAACTTCGGCTTCAAAAGAGTTGGCCGTCCGTGACTCAAAAGTCGTTTGGAGAAAATGTTGTAGGCTTCGCATTCCTTGGGATATTTTCCCTTGAAGCGAAGCGCTACACCTTTACCCATGACTCCGCAAGAATTTGTGGTATTAACAATACATTCGGCGTCTGCACAAAGTACATCACCAATCTTGATTTCGATTGTCATGCATATATTTATTCTCTTTGATCGGCGCAATAGCCCCAATGGCGAAACTGGCACACATCAACACCATTTGCATGTTCAGTTGCTATGGCCGCATAGATTACTATCAGACCAATTATACCTATTGCAATAAGGAACGCAGACAATAACCTAAGTACTGCATCAATCATTTGGGACGATGAGCAAATGAATAGAACTGGTGATATTGCACTTCCGACAGTCTGTCTATAAATCTATCGATTTCTTCTTCCTCGTCGTAATAGTACACCTTCACCTTAAGTGGTTCGCCTTCTCCATCATCTTCGGTGACGGTATGTGTATCGAACATTGGTGTATGTATTTTAACAGTAAAAGCACTCAATTAGTTTCTTTGAACCTATGTTTCGACTCCCTTCGATGTATAAATAACTTGATATCATACATCTAACGGAATGTCAATGGAATTTTTACAGAACAAATATACAAGAACATATTATGCAATTATTGAGAAAGCACAAAGTATAGATCGCTCTGGATATTTAGAAGAGCATCACATTATTCCACGATTTATGAAAGGTTCAAACAAAAAGTCAAATCTGGTGAAGCTAACTGCCAAAGAACATTTCATCGTGCATTTGTTACTGACAAAGATGTTTGAGAAAGACACTAAGTTCTATTTCTCTGCGGTTTATGCGTTTCAGATGATGACCGTTAACACACGCAATCAAGAGCGTGTTCATTCTCGAATGTTTGAAGTAATGAAAAAAGAATTTTCTAGAATCAAATCCATAAAATTTTCCGGTTCTGGAAATCCATTCTATGGAAAGACACATTCAGAGGAAACGAAAGAAAAAATTGTTGCAGCTAACGCCAGAACAAAGGATATTCGTTCTACTAAATTTTCTGGTGAAAATAACCCGATGTTCGGTGTTACTGGCGAACATCATCCCCGATTTGGAACATTACACAATGAAGAAACGAAAAAGAAAATTGGTGATGCTAACAGGGGCAAATTATGTGGTGATAACAATCCGGCAAAGCGAGAGGATGTGCGCCAGAAGATCAGTGCCGCTAGAAAGGGAAAGCCTATTCCGAACTTGTCTTTTGAACTAAATCCAAGATCAAAACTTACGAATGATCAAAGAATAGTTGTAATAAATGATTGGTTTAAACACCAAGGAACGCTGTACTCATTCGCCACTAAATGGTCAAAAGAATACAGCGTTAGTAGAGGATGCATTCAGGGACTAGTTTATCCAGAATGTAATTTAGAGAGGAACAAGAAACTACTTGTTCTTTAGCGCTCTAGCAGCACGTTTCTTGCTACCAATTTTGCGCCGACCACGGCGGGGCCGATTTTTGGCGGGGTGGGGCATTTATTCGTTTCCTATAATAGCGTTTTTGATTTTTTCAGAATATAAAGGGTCTTTCATTGCTGTTTCGATCCATTCATACAAAGATTTTAGTTCCTCTAAAGTTACCTTGCTCTTGTCGAATCGAATTTCTGCACTATACGCAAACGTCCAATAATTCGGGTCATATAGAATAATTGGGGATAGTTTGTCGGAACCTACTGTGGCTTCGACAAACTTTTTATCTTCTTCTTCGGTATAAGGCATTTCAATTTTCCGGTATGTTAACGCATTGTGTTCCGACAACCGGACCATTGGTCTGATACTCAACCGAAGGCGCTTTGGCTATCGCTGCGAAAGCCTCACAGTCCGATAGTTCATCGAACGGTGTTGTCAGTGTGTGGACATTGATCTTGGCCGGAACTGTGTCGTTGAATTCCAGATGTTCAGGCACCAGCAAGGCGATAATGAGATAAAACTTTGCGACAGCTAGGATCATCGTGTTTCCTTCCAATAGCAGCCACCATTGATTTCTTCCAATTTGTGGCCATCGTGTAATGCCAGATTTGTCAAGTGCTGAAATGCTTCTTCACATGCTGGCACGTCTTTGAACGGCTGAATTTCTGAATAGTGTAGTTGCCCGCCCCAGAATGTGACGAAAACCAGTACCAGATACATTGTTTAAATCCCGAAATATTTTGCGAAAACTCGCAGGCGCACGATCATAGGCGAGGGAGGACAGCCGGGAGCCCATGCATCATGGTATGAGCAAAAACACCCGTGCTGAATCATGCCGATGCAATCTTCGCATTGATAGGAAGGATAAAGGAAATTTCTAATCCGGAAGCTTGTCCGTGGGAACAGCTTCCACATCAGATTCTTGCGGAAATCTTGTGAAGGCATTTCGAAAATCATATTCGAGAGAACGTGCGACCGCCAACGCTTGCGGCGTCATCATTTTCTCATATTGTTCTAAACGTTTGCGGGCTTGTTCTTTATAGCCCTTGGAAAATTCAACTGTCATCGAATTCTCATGATCCGGCCTTGCGGACCATTCGATAGACAGACCAGTATGGAGGCTTGCGGCCAAAAATGCGACGATATTCAGAGTTTGGGAGATATTCCCAAGAAAGGTCTTTCTTGTTCTTGAAACGCCACTTCGGATAACCCAAGAACACGACCAGCCACCACGGCGTGATATAGAGAGGCAGCGGCATTGGGTAGGATTTCAATTGACTCTCCGTATGCAAGCATCAGTGATTCCGAAACAGGAATATTGGTAGCCAAGTTTCTTGAAATCTTCCAAGCATTCATCGGCAATGCGAATGATATAAGTGGACCAGCCTACCGACATACCTTCGTCATTCTCGACGCCAGAGACACGACCGCAGATCGTTCCTTTCATGCCAGACAAAGCGCCCGGCACGTTGTAGACTTCAACTTGGTCGCCTTCATGGAATTTCATGGGTCACCTTTTGGAAGGATTGGAGGCTTAGGTAGGAATTGAACCTACTCTCCGTAGAGGCATCCGCTTTGCAGGCGGTCACATTACCGGTCTGTCACTAAGCCAATCGTTCTATTTAGTCCAGTTCTGTGCTTTATACACATCTGCCGTGTAGTCAACACATTTTTTCTCTGGATACTTCTGTCTGACTGTTCCAATGAACCCCAGATCGGTTCCACAATTAGTGCAGATACAGTGACAAGCCAGATTCTCTTTGTATTCCAGATGTTTACAGAACAACCATTTGAACATTTTAGAGCCTGTCCAACGTGTGTCGCCACTGGACAAGTCGTTCTCTAATGTTATATTGAGAGTTAGCATATCTCTTTTGCAATGTCAAGTTCTCTTGAACCATCGGAGAATGATAATTATCGATCACTTGCAAAAGAAAATTAGCGAATGTCGTCATGTGTTTCACATGATCTTCATTCCATCGATAGGAAAAGCCATAAGAGGAAAGCGTTTCAGGCAGAGCGCCATAGTCCGGCGCAACGACCGCACATCCCGCCGCCATAGCCTCAATAGCGGCAATACAGCTTGTTTCAGGCCATATGTTCGGGTAGGCGAAGATATGTGCCTTCGATAGCGCAACCCGCACAGAATCGTTCGAAACAGCCCCGTGGCTAGTGATTTGCGGATGTTGGTTGGCGAGGTCGAAAAGCGCCTGATATGGCGCATCCCTGTGTCCCCAACCATAGATTTCAAACGATGAATAGATGTCCAGATGCACATTCGGACGGAGCTTGGCAATCTCGATAAAGACCGGAATCAGAAGCTCTAGGCCACGGTGTGGCGTCGTGTGATAGATAAGATTGATCTTGCCGTCGTCAGGTTTATTTACGTCGCCAAAAGGCACAATGGCATTTCGGATCACAGATGACCCATTGTAGGGGACGCCAAGGCCCAGATTGTAGGTCTGGAATTGGTAATTCGACACGAACACCAAATGATCGAACCGATTACGGCTCAATTCATTGGACAGATGTGCAGACTCCGGATCATCCCATGTGTCATTCAGGATGAGAATTTTCTTTTTGCCGGGAACCAATTGGCGAACCCGAGAGGAAATGAACTGAAATTTTTCAGTATATTCCGGGCCAAGCCCTTCGGTTATTCGGCGGTACATAAGTTCAGACCCACCACGAGAATTTTTGGACAATCCCGTCAGTGGGTCGATATGATCGTCAGCTAGCGACTTCGGAGCGCTAATATTATATTCCAAAGGGTTTACCACCTTTTTGCGATTATTTCATTGAAGCATTCTCGACAACGAATAAAATCATAGCTACCGCTCCAATCGGGTAACGTATGATGTTCGATATCAGAATCGTTGTATTCGTTAGGCGTGGAACATCTAGTGCAAGTGATGTTCCACGCCGTTTTTTGTTTGTCGGACAATTTGTTAGAGCTTTGCGTTTTCTCTAACTTGATCGAGATTCCATAGTTTCAGAACCTTACCATCTTCAAAAACTTTTGTCAACTGGTTTCCATACTTTTCAACATCCGGATCATTTTCACGAACAGTTCGGAAACCATTGTCATCTTTGATCACGGCGAGTCGACCAGCCTTCGAAGCCTTGCCCATATCGGACTTCGGCTTTTTGTACACGTCAACCCAACCGTTGCCCATATCCATGGCGTTCGCCTTCATGGCGTATTTGAGCGAGTCACGGTTGACTTGCTGTAGCAGAGCGCCACCCATGCCGAACACGATGTTGTCGGCGGACCACCCATGATCCCGGTAATTTTCCAAAATCCGGTGAATGGAAGCCTTGCCGACGCCATCACCTTGAAGGATACGCACCGATGGATGCAGGACACGGAAGCCCTTGGAATTTTCCGTCCAGCCAAACGCTTCCCCGAGCCGTTCGACCACGTTCAGCGTCACATCGACAGGATCACCAGAATCGGGCCGGATGACCACGATAGCGCCCGAGTCAAGCACTTCCTGTTTCAGCGCCTTGCCCCAGATGTTCGACACGGCGTTATAGATGTCATAGGAGTCCGACACAACAGACACGATTGCGCCGGGCTTGCCGAACTGTTTCAGCATGTTGCGGTAGGCGTCTTCTTCATGCTCTTCGCCCCATGACGTGATTGTGGAGTGTTCTGCCGCCGACACGGAATAACCCGCCATATCGCACGTATATTCGAGATAAGCACCGACGAGCGCCGGAACCGTATCCGTGCCCATGAAGTTCACCAGATGACCCATTCCACCAAGCTTGGCCGACTCGAAGGATGAAGCGCCACGACAACCAAAGTCATGCAGCTTGAACGGAATTTGAGCTTCCGGATTGTCAGAAGTTTCCAATAAAAATTTCCAGATATCTTTTTTTATTTCTCTGGAAAGCGTAGCGACAGTCGATGGATACCAGACCGCCCGCAACAGTGCTGTTTCGACATAGCTGGTAAGCCAGAAGAAATCAGGGTGTGTGTTGCGAATCTGGACTTGTGGCGTATGGATAGGAACCGGTGTTCCTTCCGGCAAAGCTTCGATGCAGAGAGGCAGATAGCCAAGACTCGACAGCTTGTCCCAACCTTCACGATTGAAGGGCACACCGTGGGCTTTGGCGAGGTTCGCAGCCCATTCAACTTGGTGAGGATTCGGCACATCCAAAAGCTCTTGCAAGAACGGCTGTAGGCCGAAGTGAACTACTTCCGGTTCCTTGCCGATAATGCCGTCACGATCAGCAAACGGCCATGCCGTGCCACGGGTTTCGATGTAGGAGGACACAAATTTCGTGCCCGGTGGATATTGCAGCCAATGGCTGAACTTGTAAGAATCACCCGATAGGATAATATTTTCGAATATAGATGCTCTTGACATAATAGTTTTCTCCAATTTGGGAGTTGATTTGGGTCTATCCCGGTTTCTATTCTGTTACTTCATAGTGTTTCAAGACGTAACCCTTTGTAGCGTCACCTTTTTGATATGACTTTACTCGGGCTCTCTTTGCTTCACATTTCGTACATTTCCAACGTTCTTCTTTGTACTCTTCGAACGTGTGATCACATGAATGACTGCCGCCAATCGTTCGATAGAACGGCTTGCACCAGTGACGCCTTGGTGAAGCTCTTTCGTGCGCAATTTCCATATATTTCCGAATGGCTTTGACTTCATTCAGGTGAATCGTTACCACGGATTGTGCCATATAGGTAACTTGCTTACCTTTCATGAAACCACGCTTAGGCGCAACGTCCCGCAAGTCGATAACTTTTTTCGACTGATACAGGAAAAGAATCATTGTGATAAGATTACGAAGATCGCCAGCACCATCCGGTAATCCTTGTATGACCCTTTCGTTTGGCAATTCAGTAAGATTGGCATAATGGTACTTTTCCACAATGACGTTTCTCATTTCCATAGGAATGTCATTGTCAGAAGAACCAAGCATGTATGCAGCCTTCATGCGTCTTGACATGATCATTTCGTTCGGTTCACCATTAAAAGGTCCGATTTTGATCATGTACATCAATACAGATGGAGTGGCATACTTGCCTTGGAATGACTTGGTGATGATGAAGATTTTATCACCGATCACCAAATAACCAACCCGCCAGTCTTTACCTTCATCGTTGTCGGTCTTTGGCCGACCAAACGCTTGTAAAAACAAATCGGCATCGAATTCATAATACGACACATCAAAGTGAGGTATTGCAAATTGTTCGTTTTTGAACAGAAGTTCCGGAGCCTCTTGAATGAAATTCGCCATGATTTCAGACGATTTTTCATCAAAGATAAACTGCTTGGCCCTTGGAAGATTGTTCTTGATCAAATGGACGTATTTGTTCGATATCCCTCGCATGGTTTCGTTGGATGAAAAGCGCCGCAATTCATCAAGCATAGAGCCTTCAACTTTTGGTCGGTTGAACACGAAGCTATCCTTGAACACTTGATCAATGGTCTTAGCCATGGCTTACAGCCCCAAAAATTGATCGATGATATCCCAATGATCTTCAAACATTTTTGTTGGGTCTAGATCGTCTAGCAAAACCCATTTGGCATCGGCGGCGTCATCCGAGCCCTTAATCACCGGCAATTCGCCATCCGGCAAGCGAATGAGCGCCGCATGGGAGATTGTTCGACCACGCTGACTCCTGTCAGGATGATCGGCCAAGAACCACTTTTCGATGGACCCTTCCAACTTGGGAAGACGAACACCGATCTTCGTTTCTTCAACCAATTCCCGCAACACACCTTCCTTGACAGTTTCCCCTTGGTTCAGGAAGCCGCCCGGCAGAGCCCAAAGACCTTCTCCCGGCATTCCGCCACGCTTGACCAGAAGAACATGACCGGATTGGATAACGACGGCGTCGGTCGTGACGAATATGGGAGGAAACTGATTGTACTTCTGGCCGTCGATTTCGACGGGTTCGAACTGTTTCTTGTAGTTCTTGATATGCTCCCATTCACGGAAAATTACGTCCAGCCCTTTGTTGAAGTAAAACAAGTTCTGAACGATGGCTTTATGAGTGTTGTTTACAAACCAATCCTTGGAAAGAAGGCTTGTCTCATAGAGCGCTTTGCGAATATCGGTTGCATTCACCGGATATGGGACCGGCAAGTCCAGCAAATCCCATTGCGGAAATTTTTTGAGATAATAGGAGGAATGATCTTTTGAATGACCTATAATGCCAATTTTCGTCGGCCCGGCCCGCCATGGATGACTAGTGGCGGTGCGAATGATCGCTTGGATTTCGGTTTCCCACTTGGTGTCATTGTACATGAAATCGTCGCATGGAACGACGACCACACGTGACTTTTCGTCCGAAGTCAGAAGAGCCTCGATAAGGCGCTTGCGTTCATCGAATGTCAGCGGATTCTTGGCGGTGCGTGGCCGATTGGCCGAGCCGACAATGACGACAAGGTTTTGGGATTTTTCAAGAGCGGTCTTTAAGACCCTGTAATGTCCAGCATGGAATGGCTGGAAACGGCCTATGAAGGCCAGAAAATCGTACTGCATATGTCACTCCAATTTGGGAGAGGTTCTTGTGGTCTATCCACAAGCTTATTTAGTCACCACATAAACCATTTATTGCTATTTGTCAACTGCTTTCATCATATTGTCCACTTTTTTCAATCGGTTCATTCTCTAATGGTGATTTTACAATTCTCTAATTAAGCGTATCGTGATGGACGGGTGGGAAAGAGAGGGAGTAAAAATCATGCAACTGTTACGTGCATTATTTTGTATCGCCCTTGCAGTGACGGCTAGCATTCCTACGGGCGCTAACGCCTGCACTAAAGACACATGTGAAAATTTCCTTGGTGGCGGAAACAATAACCAAGGTCAAAATAACTCAAATCAGAGATAACAAAGCCATTACATCATGGCTTTGTGCAGGCGATAGATGATGTCACCGGCAAATGCGTCATCTATCGCCTTGTCAAGATGAGCGTTACATTCTTTTCACTAACGCAATGAAGAATTCGTCGCCGGTATATTCGAAAAACATACTCGTCCAGCCCTTCCCCTTATAGACCTTCCGAATTTCATGGTAGAGCTTCGTACGCTGTTGCTTGGCCAAGTCGGCAAGCTCTGGAATCCGGCACTCGATTACATAGGCGGTTTCGCCTTGCTTGACTGCCGACTCCACTAATGGCCAATCGATATTGAGCCGTGTCTTTGAGAAATAGGAAATTGTGGAATAATCTTCTTCGTTCAGCCGCCGTTCTATTGTCTTCTGGACGGTTTTGAACGTCGAAAGATATGCAGAAGTTAACATCAGGGAATCTCCATTGGTTGCCTTTCGAGCACAATATAGAGATTATATGATTGATGTCAAATAGAAATTTGGATCGCCGGGGAGGGTTCGAACCTCCAACCTTCTGGGTCAGAACCAGATGCTACCACCATTTAAGCTACCAGCGAATAAAGAGTTGGAACTAGGCCAAGGAGTCGAACCTTGATCACCGGAGCCACAATCCAGCGTTTTAACCATTAAACTAACCTAGCACAATCTTTGGATCGGAAGGCAGGAATCGAACCTGCGCCGAGTTAACGGTAACGGACTTCAAAGGACCGGGGCTCTACCAACGTCGCCTACTTCCGAACAACATTTCAAAATAGTATCCTATTTAGTAATCGATGTCAAACAATCTTTTCAAAGTTTTTGACAAAAGTCGCTTTTTTTCTTCGTTTGGCTTAGTTTTGAACCGCTTCATTTGATCATAACGCTTCGATAGAGCGATATTTTCTTCGGTTGGCTGTTTCCTAGCCAGACTCTTGGCGCATGTTCGATAGAATTCGTCCGTTTGATCCCAACTTTCCATGAGGTATCTAGAACGAAAAACCTTGAAGACTCGTTCTTCCTCGGTCATTCGGTTTGTTGCCCGTATTTCCGTACCATTGTTCTCTGCATCAACTCGAAATCCGCTTCGACATCCGAGCTTCCATTCCAGATGAAATCGTGTGTGCATAGAGCATCAAAGTAATGATCAACGGGCTCACCAGTTATTTTGGTGGCGGCTTCCCATAATGCATCAACTTGATCAAGCAATCGTCTGGCTTCGGCTCGCATTTCAAAGAGCTTCTGTTTGTCTTCTTCGGTCATTGGACGAACTCTTTCCAAATAAATGTTCCGTTGTTCGTTTCTATGGTGCAGCTTACTTCGAAACCCTTAGCATAGCTACTTCCGGAAGCATTGTGACATTGCTGGATAAGGACATGCCGTGAATACACCTTAACAGCAATCGGAAATAGAATCAAAAAAGCAGCGGCAAAAAACAGAAATACACACCTAATTTCACTCATTTGCGATGACCGTTTTGGAATGCTCTTTGCGTGGCCCGTGTCATGGCCATTAGATCGCCCAAATCCAAGTTATATTTTCGCTTAGTGTAAGCCTCGATAGCGCCTAGCAAGTCGGATAGCTCAACCAATTCCATAACGGGATTGTCTTGCTCTTTGGCATCCAAAAATTCTTCGTATTCTTCCGTAATTTTTGAAGCCTTGCCAAGCTCACCTTTTTTAATTTCCCGAGCGTGATAGCCATACAATTCACCGCCTTTGACGCCATCTTTGGTGATGGTAAATTCGACGTTGACTTGTTCAGCCGGTCTTGGCCGAAAGCCGGGTTCATATGTACCGCAACCGGGACACTCGCCGCTAGCATCATAATAGCACTTGCGGCACAGATAGCATTTTCCGTCATCCAAAATTATTTTGCCTTCTCAATCTGTTTTAAAATTCGTGTGAGCCTCGGAAGCGCCACGCCGGTCCCATAGACCCAATTCGCAAATGGACATGTGCGATAGCCATACGAACCGATTTCGACCCCGGCTAACTCGATATCCCACGACTCAACACTTGTCGTGACGATCTTCAAAATATCTTTGGCTTCTATGGTTTCGGAGTGATTTTGAGAATTGATAAGGGCACGACTGACATAATACAGAAAGAAATTGTAAGCAGTCTTCATGAGTGGTTCGACGTTCTCGACCGTCACGTCATCCCCGAAATATATTAGCTCATTCTTCATGAAATATTTCGTGTGGTAGAGTCCGAAATCATCGTCTCTCATGCATGGCGTGATTGCCTGATAGCGTCCGGGCAAGAGAAATTTCTTGTTGATGAGATATAAAAAAGATTGTTCGGCTGAACCGACAAAATTTTTCTTTTTTCCGTTCTTGATCACCGTGTGTGGGTGAACGTGTGGCGGCTTGGTGATGTTGATTATTTCGTCCGGCACCAGCCAAGGCACTTCGATTCGAGAAAACCCATTTCTCTCATAATACAATATCGATTCGTGAAGAATCGAGTAATTTATCATATTGAAATCCTTAAATTTCTTTAAAACTATCACAACATTTCAAAACAGTCAACCTTATAAATATGGGAAGCTCTCCATTTCATAAGGAATTTTCATGGCTGACAATTTTTACAAACAGAAACCAACTCTCGATTCCGTTGCACAAGATGGATTTGCGGTCACGCCAAGTGACAGTACAGTTTTTTCCCAACCGACACGTGGACTTTATGTAGGGGTTGCCGGAAATATTTCCGTGACAATGCTTGGATACAATAATTCAAATACTGCATTGACTTTTACCGGTGTGCAAGCTGGTACTATTCTTCCTATTCGTGTTATTCAGGTGAAAGCAACTAGCACAACCGCAAGTTCTATTATCGGGTTGTTCTAAACTTCATGCGAATTGCTTTAAACAATTCATTTCGTGTTGCCGGAAACGCAATTTCGCACCCTCTTGCACCACGTGATCCATTCTCGGTCTTCACATATGACGTTAACTTTGCCGCTGGCACAGTAAAAGGTGGAACACAGCCATACGGCAGCAATACCAATGACGGACGTTTGTTTCGTGATCCTTCGAATATCACCGCTACATTCTGTCCGAATGCGGCAGGAACACTATCGTCCGTTGCCGCCCAAGGTTTAAGACGAACAACCAAAGGTGTTTGGTCATACATGTCCGGCACAAACTCTGTCCTCTGGAACAGAGACTTGACCAATGCTGTTTGGACCAAAACCAATATGACAGCATCCAAGACAACAACCGGCGCTGATAATGCCGCTAATGCTGCTACTCGTCTAACTGCCACCGCAGACGGCGCAACGGTCACACAATCGTTTACATCAGCCGCCGCACAAAAAGTTTTGTCTCTCGATATCAGGAGAATAACAGGAACAGGCGACGTCACCTTGTCTCTTGATGGAGGAACCACAAGAACATCAATTCTAACCGGCCTAACGTCTTCCTACACACAACAATTTATTACGCAATCTGTTACCAATCCAATTATAGAAATTCGATTGGCTACGAGCGGCGATGTTGTTGACGTTGATTTGGTTCAGATGTGTGTTCCATCCATATCTGGCTTGAACATTCCTACGCAACAGCGCTATGCGACCACAACCGCAACCGTCATCAATTCGCAGTCTCGACCGAACGTTGCCTCTGCCGATGCCGGTCCATTGTTCTCTGTAACCAATGCTCCGTTCGGTTTCTATTGGCAAGGAAGATCGGAACGTCCGACAGGCGGATTCGTCATCACTTCGGATGGCAATCTTTTTGTGAACGTTACCGCCACAGGTGCAGTAGCATTTTCAGAAAATCCAGCAACATCCACAACGCCAGCCGGTGTGTGGCGTACTGGCCTTGGCAATGTGAACAAAGTTGCCGGTTGGGTATCAAGCAGTCAAATCAAGGTTGCTTGCAATGGGCAAGTTGGTTCCCTTGGAACTGGTGTCGTCTTCTCCGGAACCCAAACCCACTGGGATTTGGGAACCAACGGCGCTGGCCTCAATACAATTATGGGCCTAAACGAAAGATTCGCTGTAGGAGCAAATGCGGTCTTTTCCGACGCTGAACTAATTGCGATGACTACCTAAGCCTTCACGAACACGAACACGGCGGAATCCTGCCACTTCGTTCCCTGAATATCCCAACCCATGCGCTTGAGAGTCTTGGGTTGGACTTCGATATATTGCAGTTCTTCGCTTGAGTAGCCAGTCACACCGACAAGCGCATTCTGCATATCACAGAGAGAACCCGAGAAATCGTCCAGTTGGGACGCCCATGCGAACATGAAAGCCGAGTCCGGCTTTCCGCCAAGAGCTTCGACGGCTTCACGAAGATGACTCGACTTCGACTTGGAATGTCCGGTAACCAAAAGCATTAGTGCGCCCTCTCGACAAGATGCTCAATCGTCTTCTGCGAAACGTGACCACGATCAGAAACGACCGTCATCACATGTTCTTCCTGCTTGGTCTGGACGGCGAAACCCGGAAATTCCGGATCGATTTCCGCCACCTTGTAACCGGCTTTTTGAAGGGCTTCAACGGCATCAACAACAAGCATTTTCTTTTCACTTCCTCTCTACATTCGTCAATATAATCAGAATGTAGAGAGTGTCAAGAGGAAAGTTTAAAGTTCGCCATTCATGGCGGCGCTCACCTTCGCACCAACCGACCAGTACATGTTCCAGCCGGGTTCGCCGGTCACGTCCTTGTCACGGTAGGGAGCGGCGACCCAAGCACTATCCGAGAACTTGGACACTTCGACCGCCTGCGAAAGGTCTTCCGGCAAACCAACCTGATTGCCGTACTTCTCCACGACGGCTTCAAGGGCCTTCTTGACAGCCGCCGCCGAATTGTCACGGCTGGTGGTCACGTAGGAAGAGCCGAAATGAACCTTCTTGGCACCTTCTGGAAGCGGGTTCTTGTAGCCTTCGACATAGCCCATGGAACCGGCAGTTCCCTCGGACTCGCCATAGGTCACAGTGCCATCCGGAAGCATGTAGGCGGTCTTGTAGTAGCCCATGTCGATAGAGCCGTCGAAACCCTTGGAAGAGTAGACCTGAACGACGGCATCGACTTCCTTGACAGTCGGGCCGTCCATCCAATGGATACGAACGGAAGCGCCACCGGCATAGGACTCGGAACGGACGGAAAACTTGGTGTTCGGATGCTTTTCCTTGAAGTGCTTCTTCAATTCAGCACGGATCAGCTTGGCAGTTTCGGCAACGCTGAAATAGACAGTTTCGGTCATTTCGATTCCTCTCTCGTCTTACCTTCATTTATATAATGAAAATATGAGTGAGAGTCAAGCGGCTTTTCTGTTCTTTCTCGCTTCCTTGATTTCTTTTGTCGTCATCTTGCGATGAAAAACCGCCCAAACCGGATAACCCGTTGATTGATTGCACGATTCCACCAGACCGGTGGCGACGTTGTTGATGCCGTAATAACCCTTCACAAAGGCATCCAACTCGACCATTGTCATTTGATCCCAACGGCATTTGCGTCCGATGGCGGCGAGTCCTCTCTTCAATTTCCGATCATACTTTTTGTCGGAATATGCCCACTGAACCATTCTATCGGTGTAATCGGCGGAAGAGCCCGTAACAGTTTCGGGAGAGCCGATGCAGTAGAAAGAATCGTAATTGTACGGGTATCTGTACTTGTTACGGTAATGTTTCTCTTCGCCGTTGCATGAATAGGACGGGCGTTCGTCATACCAGATTCCGGCACCATGCGGACATGAATATTGGTTTACCCGAGCCCTGAATTTCGGAAAGAGCCGATTGCCGAAATCACCGAAATCATCGCTATAATAGATTCGTTCACCCATTGTTGCGAACCCCTTCTAAAGATTTTTCTCGCACCATGCCTTCATTTCTCCAATCGACCCATATTCCCCTGCCTTGCGTGGCTCATGAACCGGGCGAAAATAATACCACTTCGTCGGCGTCTGGCGAATGTTGCCGATATGTTTTTCATTCTTGTAGACACGAATGCAAAAGCTCTTTCCGCCGCAGCGGGGAAGATATCGAATCACTTTACTTCCTTCTGTTGATAGCGGGAAGGCTTGCCTTTGATCGCATCATAGCGACCGCAGACATAGGACAGCTTGAAATTATATGGGACAGCCGAACGGCGCTTCTTTCCAGCCTTCACTTCGGCATAACCCTTTTCGTAAAAGGTCTTATGCGGATCACCGGCCATGTCAAATCTCCCCAAGTTCGGTAAACAGGCGCTCGATTTCGGCACCGTGATATTCCTTCAAGGCGGCAAGAACGCCTTCCTTGGTGTCGAAGCCTTCGACGGAAACCGGTTCATCGTTGTACAAGTGCAAAAGCGTGAACTTCTTCGGCTGGCCATAGCCATATTCAGCTTCGACGTTCACAGAAGTTCCGACAATCACCTTGTCCATTTTCAGACTTCCGAAACCAGCTTGTCGATCATGGTCATTTCCATCGCCTGCTTAGCAACGGTAACGGCCAGAACCTTGCCCATGTTCCCGCCGCAAAGCGTGGCCAGAACGGTTTCGCCCTTGGCGATCCCGGCGACCTTGAACTGAACGACTTGAAGCTTGGGAGCATCCGTCTTGGAATGCCGAACGATGATGCAATCTTCCGTGTACTTCGGTGCCATGATGGCTTCCAGCTTTTCAATGAATTCGACTTCGGCCTTAGCGATATCGTATACCATTCGGCGTCTCTCTCAATCTCTTCGATCATAATATAATCAGAATATTGAACGAGTCAACCGAAATTTTAATTTCCGGAATGGAAAGTTCCGCAACTGGCGTTCACGTCCCGTCCAACCCGTTCAATCAGTTGAACTTTTCCTTTCATGACAGAAGAAAGAATATCATATATTTCGTTCATCCGATGCGATTCTTCACCATATTTCGGCGCATATGGATTATATCGAACGATATTGTAGTCCAGATCGTGGAGGGAATTCATTTCGATAAATGCCACCAAGGCGTCAAGCTGTTCGTTCGTGTCATTTTCATCTTTGATGAAAGCGTTGTGCAGTACGACTTTACCGCCTAATTCACGGAAATCATTAACCTTTTTAGCGGCTATATCAGGATGCATGGCTTTTGGAAGCCAACGCTTTCGAAATTTTTCTAGCGGAGAATAGAGCGACCAATAAATTTTTGTGTCGTTCTGGACGAACCATTTCAGATTCGGTGCATTCTCGGGAAGGATTGTGGAAATGTTGTATGAAGGAATGAGCTTATCAATATGAGAATAACACCACAGGTAATGGCGTATCTGCATCCAATGCCCATAATTGGAAATGTATTTGTTTGCGAAGGGTTCACCACGTGCCATGAAATTGAAGTTCACATGGGTTTCCTTGCCAGTCCTTTTGTTTGTGGACCAGTAATTGAGAACCTGAAAAGCTTGTTCATCAAAGCCATGTGGTTCAACATCTTTCATCGACGTTTGTTTTGTCGAAGTCAAATGACAAAAGCGGCAAGCCATTTTGCAGCCATTATGGGAAGAGAGATAGACCACAACTTGGTTTTCGTCCCGCTTCACATAACGACATTCCACAAATGAATTGCCGCTTTTAGAAATGAAATTTACAGAGTCGTCAATTTCAGAAAATTCTTTTTGCCATTCGACCGGTTTCGGCCAATGAATTTTCAACGATATGGCACCATGAGAACGGAAGCAGGCTTCATGGCAATAAACTGGACATCGCTGATTTCAACGGTACTCGGATATTTTCCGTTGATGAACCGTGCCTGTGTCTTGCGCTTCCCGTCTCGGTTGGAAATGAAGATATCCACTTTTTTGGAGCGGGAAAGAGAAATCCAGATGGAGCGACCGCCCTTGGATTGTGAAGAGCCCGACAGAATGACAAAATCGTGTTCTGTCACAAGATAAGAATAGAATTTCGCAGCCAAATCTTTGCCACGATATTTCTGATGAACATAGACGAAATCGACTTCATAGCGATTGCCGGAAATCTTGTCCAGTTCCAGCTTCACAACAGGAGTGCAATTGAAGTCTTTACCAACATCAAACGCAGTGTAGATGTCGTTATTGGCGTATCTGGAATAAAATACATAGTACTTATCAAACATTCCAATGAATTTTCTTTCAGTAAGAATGGTTGAAAGTTTACTTTTTGTTTCACGAAACGTCGTGATTTCGCTCACGCTGGTATCTGTAGGCATAATAAATCCAAAATGTCTTATAGGTTAGTCAATAACAGGCAGTTCGAAATACGAATTCAATTCTGCCGTGGGAAGAGCCGGTACAGGTGGCGGGTCCAAATCACCTAGGAACGGAGCCACTTCCGGCCATTTTGCCTTCAACCCTTGAACGGTCGAAGAGAGCTTAAAAGCTTGCTGGATTTTGGCGAAACCTTCACGCATTCTCGCTTCAAAATCCTTGGAAAGATTGCGAAGCTCACGATATTCGTCACAGAATCTATGATTGGCGTCATAGACTTTGACCGCTCCGCTTCTGTCCTTTGAAAGCATGAGGCGCTTGGTTTCATCGTCATCACGCTCATTGAACTTCACGCCATACGAGTAATTGTTACCCAAGCTCGGGCCGTCGAAATAGAGCGACCCATATTCGCCACCGAAAGAAGCTGAAAAGTGACTGACTTCCGGAAGCCATCCATTTGGCAATTCTGCCATTTTCTTGCGCATGGATTCGGGGTAAATGTCGTTGTAAACATCGTTTGCAAGAGCCCGGTAACGACGGACCAGATTATCGGCATCTTTCTTGAAACGGTATGTAAGAATTTTTCCGCTGATGATCCTCTTATTGCTAATCGTCAGCCTGATTGTTTTTTCTGTCAAATGTATCCTCAAAATGTTCAGTAATTATAACTCGTTTGATACCCATTTTGCCGTTCTTGAAACGATGTTCACCAAGGGTAATTGGCTTGTTGTGCCCGGCCTTCCGTGCCTCTGATAAGGACGGGAAAAGACCTATGCGAACAACTAGATCGGCCATTGTCGCTGATTTACGAAATTGAAATGCATCCAACGGGCCGATAAAGTTTTCGTTGGTGCAAAGCTCAAAGGCAGTCGGAAACGGAATAGGGACTCCGTTCTCTACCTTGTCCCACCAGATACCAACCATTGCCTCGATATCGGCGGTATTCTTAGCCTTGACGACTTCGATATCCGGATGTGGTTCGGTTTCTCTCGCCTCCCATGCTTGGTGGCGTTCGAAACCTTCCTGCTTGGCGATCATGTCGCCATTTTCCGCAACGAATGCAGTCAGTTTTGCACGAATGTTTCGTGCAATTTCCACATGATATTGTGCAAAATCATCGGCGGTCGCAAGATGCTCGACAAGCCGACGATGTTCAGCTACTAGCGATTGATCCGGTTGCTTCGGCATAACGGGCAATCTCCAATTCGTTCTCTGCCCGCATCCTCTGCTTGTGTTCTTCGATCAAACGCTGTTCACGGTTTCCCAAGTTTTGGATAACATAGGCAATGTATCCAACGATACATGCCAGAATAATCAAATTTGTCAAGATGTTCTCTTTAAATCTCCTGTCCTGCTTCAACCCAAGCCTGCATATCGTACTTGGTCAGAAGAGAACACGGAATGAAAAATGCGTCGTTGGTAGAAATGTTCTTCATGCACTGCGAATGAGCAGCAATCTTTGGAGCATCCGCCGTATGGGCTACGTTGACATAGGTGGCGGCAACAATTTCAGCAACAAGCAGAGCGGCGACACAGGCGATAGCGGTCTTAACCAGCTTGTACATTTGTTTTCTTTCTCAAAACAATCAATGTACAGGCAAACTATCGTATCATTCTCCGGTTGTCAAGGGGAAAGAATAGTTCTGTTCTATGTAATCTTCACTGTAGATTGCGCCTTCGGTAAGGTGCGGCCACAATACTTCTACTAAGTCCTTGATATCAATGTCTTTATATTCGTATGGAAGGAAGGCGAGTGGCCAAAAATTATCATCCGTATAGATGCCGATTCCACCTTCCGGCAGATGGTCCAATGTCCCCGGCGCACCAATCGTCTTGGTGAAGTCCTTAAACGGGAACTTTGACTTTTCAACGGGATAATACCAATATTCTCCGGAAACCATGTTCGTTTGTTCGATGGTTTCCGAATCATCGGTTTCTGAAATCGGAAAAACCTTTGTGTTTGGCTTAAAGCCTTTCAGATATTCGACAAACTTTTCTATGGTCACAAAGCGGCCTTTTCGAGTGCGCCCTTGGAATTGTCGTGATGTTTCACGACCACGGGCACCTTAGACAGCCTTTCGTGAACCTGTTCCCAAGAGATTGGCACCGGCCCGATGGCATCAACACCAACGTCCATAGCCCGCACAGGCTCATTGCCATAGACGGGTTCACCATGCACATGGCCGAACAAATGATATGTTCCATGATGTGCAGCGTCCCAACGTCCAGCGACAAAAGGATGATGGTTGATATGGACCTTCTGCTTTTTGCCGTCACCAATATCGAAGTTCAGCACATCACCGAATGTGACCAGCTTCCACGGAAGCCGACGCACAGGCGTATGGTCGTGGTTACCTCGATACAGGATTTTGTTCCGACAGTTGATGGAATTGAAGAAATACGCCAATTCCTCGTCCGTCGAACGGAAAGCGAAATCGCCTAGGAAACGCAACGTATCATTGGCCTTGACCACCGAATTGATGGACTCGATCAAATGCTCGTTCATTTCCTTGCGAGTGGAATACGGGCGAGTTGCCGGGCAAAATTTCATAATGCCGGTCTTTGGTTCGGTTGCTAGCTCATTCCCGTGATTAAAATGCCAGTCCGAATGGAAAAATTCAGTCAATTTTGTTTCTTAGCCCATTCTTGAAGTTTCTTAATTTTCTGGTGCATTAGCATATATGCTTCATAGGAGTCAACAAAAAAATCGAACTCCGGAACCATGGGCTCTTCAAAGCTTTTAGCCATAGATTCGAGAATATGCTTAGGTATCGTCTTTCCCGGTCTGGATTTCAGGCGGCGTTCCCATTCTTCCGGTTCTGGCGTTTTGAATGTCCAGCCGACTCGGGTGTAATCTTCGGGAACCTTGGCGATCTTCGCTTTCCTCGATTTGTAGGTGAGATTGGTTTGATCCCAAATGATATTTGCACCATCCTTGATCGCTTGTTCTAAGCGCTCTTGAAGATAGAATTCAGCCGCCTTGATTGTATTCTTGAATACTTCGTCATAGGTCGACTCTCGCATCTTGGCCACGGCTTCGATGAAATTGTCAGTCGAGAGGACTACGAAGTCTTTGTTTTCGTTGATCTTTTGGATCATGGTTGACTTCCCCGATGCAGGGACGCCAATCATCATTATGAACAGCTTCATTTATTTTGCATTCCAATGAGGATTTTTCTTTGTATTTGAACAAGAACCGAAGCGAAAAGTTTGATAGACCATTATTCCACTTTTCGTCTTTTGAATAAGCTTACCACCAGAACTTTCAGTCCAAATTTTTTTATTTGCAAACGGAATGTTATTCATCTTGCGTAAACAACTTTAGACATAGTTGAAGAACCAAATTGAAACATTTGTTCTGAATATGCCCGTTTTGATGAGATATATTTTCCACCACTTGGATAAGTGTGCACATATTTCTTATCCAAAAATGGCATTTTGATTGGTCTTTCCATTATAGACATTTCTACTCACGGCTTTTGTGGAAATGTAGAAGACCCAAACTTGAAATATTGGGTCTTTGACGTTTTGTTTGTGTAAATGTACTTAGTACCGATGGAGGTTGTGATGACCGTCTTACCATTCAAGAACGGCATTAAGATTTCAGCCATCGGTCTTCTTTTTCCGTGGCGTTCGTTTCTTTGGCGGCAAGATTTCTTTCACGCCAACAGCCGCCAAAAGAGATTGATCTTCCTCTAGAAGAGCGGTCATCGCAATCTTGCCATCCGGCAATTTGTCGAATTGGAGCTTGATCAACTTGTGGTCAAGAGCGCCCGGAATAAGCGGTGACTCGATCTTGAACAGCGACAGTTCTGTAAAATTCTCAAACCGCACCAAACGCCAGATGAACTTTATGTCCGGAATTTCATCGTGAACTCGTTTGGCGTCCTCTACCGAACCGACGACATACGCTACGGTCATTCAACAATTCTCCACAGTACCACCAAGGTACTCGATTAGAAGCTCCAAAAACCTCTTAGGAACAATATCCACGGATTGAGCCGAGTCATGCCACATTTCCCATACATCGTCCCATGGCGAGTCGGGCATAGGGCTTGGATAGATCGTGAAACAGTCGTTGTCCAAAACGACATGAAAATCAGGATACTTATCGATGAAATCCAATAGGTCGTCTTCTGTGTTGATTTCTAAGATGTCGCTCAATTTTTCCAATATTTCTTTGTAAATTCATGATCACCACAATTGGTGTAATCATCGTGTGGGTAACGACTACCCAATTTAGCTTTCAATTCGTCTGTGACCACTAACATTCCAGCATCCAAATCTTGTCTGTATTCATGTGCACAGTATTTGCAATCAGGACGGTAACGTTTAATGGTGTACGCTTCCATTCCTAGACTATAACCATACAAATCTTCCATCAGATCAATTTGATTTTGTTGAGTGGGAGCGGATAATATTCAATGCTTACAATTGTATGAATTCCGTGTTCACCATATGGCAGCAAATCGTTGAACCATTCAAAGGCTTGTTCCGTCAGTTCAGAATAAACTTCAAGAGGATGTTCGTTGGAATCGGTATATTCACTATTAGCCCAATTATAGTGTTTTGGACATGCCTTGATCATTTCAGCGAAGAGCTTAACAGCGACGATTTGCATTTCACTAACAGGAGTGGTACTAGTCACATAATCGGCATCATTCGTATCAGCTTCGATGACAAGCTCATAAATCTTTGGGTCTTTATTGTTCCAGAGAACATCAAAATCGATATCTGCGATTTTCATTTTTTGTACTTTCTTATAATGGCTTCCATGTCGGAAATAAGCGTTTCAACGGACACATCGACTTTCACGGCATCCGTCAAAGAACCGTAATGCGATTCAAGGCATTCCAAAAGCAATGTCTTGATCTTGTCTTCATCCGGGCCGTGTGGCAGCTTCGAATTGGCATAGAGCGTTTCTAGGCTCTTTTCCTTCTCTTCAAACCACGACTCGATTTGCTCAAGCGTCCATTCGCCACGCCGGATCGATTTATAGATTTCCCGATCACGCTCTAGGTTTAGATCACCAGTTGCAAGAATCTGTTCACATTGCAGGCATAGGCGCACGACATGGTAGGCAAATTTCGTGTCGAATTGAAAGTTTTCAATATCAGCCGCACGTCTCGGATTGCTGGAATTAGTTTTATTCTTGATTTTTGCCATCTGTGCGAAGGCATAGCCTCTAAGCTTAAACATCGCCCCTTTGTGCAAAAACAATCTGCGATTGCTTCGGACTAATTCACCAATTGCCGTTGTGTGGATTACACAACGTCTGGGTGTAAAGATACTATCCAGCATGTTTGGGTTGTTTTCCATAAGCAATTGAAAGTATTTGACAATCGAATAAATGGAAATGTCATATTCTTTCGCATCACCATCCTTCTCACGAATATGGTGTTGTTGAAATTGCTCGAAACGTTGGACTTGGCGTCCAAAACCCAAGACCTCACCAGCTAAATGCGGGAAAACTACGTTGCGTGGCGGAATGCAGAATCCATACAAATCAATGTCCGACGATCCCGACGAACATCCATACGATTCAGAGCCCATAATGGTTAGGTATTGAGTATTATCCGCAAGCCAGTGCGGCGGCGAGATTACTCCCGCCTTCTGTAATTTTTGAATTATCAATGGAAATATATGCTCTTACAAGAATTTCAGAGCATTATATACATTCTAGAAGAAATGTCAAGGGGCAGGAAGGCAGGATCGAACTTGAATTCCATCGTCCATTTGTTTCCATGCTCCACATTCAAGCCGTGGTGACGACGTGAGATATACGACACCTAATGCAGATACAATGACAAAGCACGTGAATAAGAAAACTTTGAGATTGTCGCTCATTCTTCCCACCGCAAATTTTCTTGAAGGTAACGCACACGCTCACGAACGACCACAGTCATCTTGTACCATCCATGGATGGTGTTCCTATCCAATGCCCTTATTTCGGCCATAGAGGCGATTCTAGGGTACTTTCCCCAATAGGCGTGTATCTCGTTAACCTTGCGGTTAAAAAGTCGTTTAGAATGCCTTTTACGCTTCATCATCGTCACAAAGCTCCGGAAACATTGAAGGGATTTCTTCGCAAATCGCTTCGGAAGCTTCCTTCAAATAGCGATCACGTTCATCGTACTCGAAAGCGCCGTCGCCTTCCGGGTGTGCCACATAGATGGTTGCGCCGAAAGGGCAATCAGCCGTAAAGCGACCATGCCGAAGCCGCAGATAGCCGACGTTCTTCCCCTTGAAGAAAACATCGTACTGTTCCGGGCACATTTCGCACGTCAATTCGAGCGTCAAATCATCTGGAGTCGGTTTCATTTCAATCCCCTTTCCCACATCAAAGCACCAAGTGCTATAAAAACAAGCACATAGGCAAAACAAAACGAACCCCATGGGCCGAAAGCGCCCGGCCAAATATTCAGCCACGCTCCACATGCACCACCAAAAAGAAAAATTGTGAATGTGCGTGGTTTCATGTGATATCCTTCAAATTCACAATGGAACGTTCGGCCCACATTCCGGAAACCGGAACCATGGTGATGTAACCACCATGCCGATACGTTGTGGCAGTGCGGCCATCTTCATGCTTATAGCTGATATAGTGCGTAGTGCTACGTGTCGTGGTTGGATAGAATCCTTGCTTTCTCAACCATTCATCTGCAATTACATATGGATGATCTTTTATAAGGTCCAGCGATTCCGGTTTGACGGTTCGAATACCGGCAACAGAATTGGTATGATCGATCACATCCATGTAGGTATCCACACGAATATGCATCGGCATCCAGCTTGTTACATACACGTATGCGAGCGCCAGTTTGACAGACGGTTTAAGCTTGGTCATCGTCTTCCTTCGGAGCATTTCTTGCAGAAAGCCATGGTCTTTTGCCGGTTAAAGGTCCAGCCGTGCTTTCTCGCTTGTCGAATGCAGTCACCTTCCGTATGGCCGGTATACTGTGCCATAGCGCCGCCCGTATATAAATCGGGTTTGTTCGGGCATTTGCCACCATAAATGTCCCCGCCTGCATCGCAGTACAGGTCCATCGAATAGCAACCGATAACGGCCATTTCAAAATCCCTTAGTTGTGGCCCGGCGACGGAGCGTACCACTGCGACAGGACGATGAAAATCCAGAGAGCGGCAGCGAGAATGTACATCATTTTAATACTCCAAATATCCAGCGTTGTTGGCCATGACTTCGAAGTGAGTCGGGATCATTGCCAGCGTGGCAACACCATACTTTTTCAAAGCAGCGTGATAGTCGTCAACGTGAGCTTCCGGCTCACTGTCACTCATTCCGTGTTCGTAGCAGAATTCAAGCCAGCCATAATAATTGGCGTCGGCAACCGAGTCGTACTCGTCATAGTCGCCATACATTAGGGACTTGCGAACTTCACGCTCGTATTCGGCGTCAAGCATGGCATCGAAATCTTCGGCGGTATAGATGCCGCTCTTGTTCCAGTCTTCGATATCGGTGTGGAACATGCCAGCCCAACGATTGGACGGGTCTTCATCGATCCAAGCTTGCGATTCAGCGTTAAGAGCTTCGATACGGGCAAGAAGATCGGACATTCGAATTCCTCGGTTGTCTCTACATTCACGAATATAATCAGAATGTAGAGAATGTCAACCGGGAGTCGGAAAGAAATTGATTATAGTTTGATTTTAAAGCCTAATTTCTTTGCGGAACGGAGGATGTCATGCGCCTTGGCGATCATGATTCCGTGAACAGACGTTCCTTCAAGGCCGGAATTTTCCGGGTCTTCAATGCCGAATTCACCGGCCCAAACCGCCTTGGCGAATTTGGTCGCCAGTTCCAAATCCTTTTCCGGAAGATTTTTCAGATCGTCAACTTTCGTCATCGTCATCCGAAACTCTCCCCGACTTTCTGGATTTCTTGCTGATAGAAGGAATGCCACTTTTTGTGACATTCGTCCTCGGGATGAAACGGGTTGGCCGACTCTGGTATTCCCATCCGAGCGGCTTTGGTGGCATTCTCACGAATCTGGAAATCCGGAGTCGGCTTGGCACCGGACTTCAAAATTTTAATTTTCATGCGATTTCCTCTAAGCGATATAGGTTCCGACACGGTAGCTTTCGCCATCCGGAGCGACTTTCAAAACGACACCAGAACTGAACGAATCGGGATGATAGCCGTCCCATCCGGCGTCGGCAATGAAACCTTTCGGAATCAATGAGAAATCGGACATGTGATACCAACGCCCGAGATAGCGGAGGAAACCATCATGTAACGATTCTTCGTCCAGATGACCATAATTTTCCTTCTTAATCTTGTCTGGCACATCGGCACCATAGACAAAATTTTTCCACCGATTGTCGGTGCGAATATGCAGTTCTGACATGGAATCCTCAATCCGGGTTGTGCCGAATTTTGTTGGCGGCAGCGGCTTCCTTCATTTTTTCCGCCTGCCTTGCGATATAAGCGTCGACTCGGCCCTTAATATCCTCCACAGAACGTTGCGGTTCGTTTGCAAAATTCGGGTAAGGAAACATGTCCGGATTCAGTTCAGCCATGCGGCCCACAAGGAGTCTCCAATGGTAGATTTCCCGGCGTTTTTCGTCAAGCTCTTTGGAGAGCCGGTTCAGTTCGGTTGCGGCTCTCCATTTCGAGTCGTCCTTTGAATCGAAAAGGCGCTTGGTGAAATCTTCGTCTGGATATATCTCGCTCATGATTCCCTCATGGTTTCAGAAGATCGGACAACCGATCATAGATGGAAGCGACTTCGGAATAGCCATCCATCCGAACCACGTTTCATCCTGCCAAATGTTCCATGAAAAGTTCTCTTTCAAGCCAGTCACGATCATAGATTTCACGTCTTGGTCGATGTTCAAGCTTACCATCCACTCGATAGGGTTCCATGTAATAGAATTCCACCGATGTTTCTGCTGGATTGCCTGCCTTTTCCATTTCATCCAAGGCATCAGAGGCGATTTGCAGACATGATTTCGGCATCACCGGCCCGTAGTCATCATAGGTCGCCGGGATTTCGAACGTTCTTCCGGTCTGCGGAATAGTGATGGAAATCATTTCGGCCATCAGTAATCCTCCACTTCGAACGGCGAACGGTAGCTTTCTTCGCCGGTTTCCCGATCACGCACCAGCGTAAGATTGCCGTTGCGTTCGATGACTTCACCGTCACGCATTTCGTAGTCATCGTCCTGATAGCGGACTTCCTTGCGGGGCTTGTTCATCGCATAATCCTCATTAGCTTGATCACTTCGGCCTTAAAGCCGTTGCAATCTTCCTTGACAAATTTGTCGGCGGCTTCCTTGGACGTGAAAGTTCCGTAGTGATAGATTAGGGAAGGATCATGGTTTTCAGCCACCTTCACGATGTATGCGGTCGATTTCGGATCGAACGGGAAGACATCTTCCTTGGTAATGGCCATCACGGAACATCCTTTGCATAGCGAACCTTGCCGTCCGTATCGACATACAGCGGTGTGTTGTGCGTGTAACCGTCCTTGACCCACTTTCGAGCGTACTCATACGTAACCGCTTTGTAATAGGGATAGACGATTTCGTCTTCGTCCCGGTCGAACATGCCGGAAATGCGCTTCTTTTCGATTTCATGGAATTCCGGCATGGTCATATGGACCAACATTCCGGTATCCTTGTCGGAAAGATACTTGACAGCGTACATTTTAGCGCTCCCCGTAAGACATGGCATCGTCCAGACCGCCCGGCAGATTCTTGCCATAACCGCCCGTGGTAGCAAGACTGTTCTCCCGAGCCTTCTCCCACCCCTTACGGAGCGGCCAGAACAGCACGAATTCACCGTTCTTGTGCAGCTTATAGGGATTGTAGGTCGAGCGGTTGTCATCGAACTTTTCGATGAACACGTTAGCATTGAGAACCCAACGGTTCATGTTGGAACCGGGATACTTCTTCTGCTTAACCCAAGCCATTAGCGAAAGCTCCTGTAGTAGGCGTCCTCTTCGGCATGAAGCTCCAACGCTTCCATGTCGGACCAGTAGTCATCCTCTTCCTTGGTGACCGTCTTGGTGTCCTGATATGCCTCATAATCTGCAAGGAAGGCCCGGTATTCACGGTATTCCTGAGTCAGAGGGAACATGACGCTCTCCAAAACCAATCTTCACCATTAATATAATGAGAATATTGAAGAGCGTCAAGCGGAAATTTTGATTATTTTATTTTTTTCCAGCGCACACGACATTCTCAATTGGCGTGGATGGTCGCCTTTATCGCTTGGTCGATTTGCGAAATGGCATAATACAGACTGTAGATTTGCGCACCGACTTCATCACGGTTCGAACCATGTTCCATCTTGGTGAAGCGTTCACCAAGCCTCTTAAGTTCGGCTTCCGTTTCTTTCTTTTCGGCGTTCAGTTCGGTAATCGACTTGCCGATATAGACGTTTTTCACACCCACTTTAGTTTCCTTTTGTCGTCAGATATTGCATTGCGAGTTGTCCAGCGGGAGTCCAATCGGCCAGCGCATCTTTGATGGCCTCGAATCCGCAACGCCCATCGACAATACGCAAAAACCCGGCTTCGGTCATCCGTTCAAAGAATGGATGTTTGGTGTTTGCCGGTTCCCATGCCTTGCCTTGGCTGATTTCCCAACACTTTTTGAGTGTGTTTAAGTCCCGATCTTCGATCATTCTGCCCATGGGTCCGAATGCTCCCCCGGCCCGGATTGCCGTGCCTGTAAATGTTGATAAGCGTCTTCAAGGTAGCGCTGAAAAGAATAGCGCTCCGTTGGGTCCGTTTGTTCGAACTTTGCCTGTGCCAGCCTGAAAGCTTCGACATCGGTTGGTGTATATGGTTTCGGATTCATCGGAATGCTCTTCGAACAAGTTCGTATTGATCCTCTTGGCGAGCCGCCAACGTTTTCTTCCATATGACATGGCCATGCCAGCGCCAGACACGATAAATGATCGTGAATGGTGCCCAATCGTAACCATCGACAGATTCAGGAATTTTTCGGATTCCGAACCAACGTTCTCGTTTGGATGTGATCACGAACAATTATCCTCTGCATATCCGAGCGAGTCGGTCTTAACGACAATGTAGTCACCCTTACATGTGTGGAGAACAGATTGTCCTTTATTTCCGGCGACATAAAAGCCCTTCACCGGCTCACCCTTCCAAGATATTGCTGAATAGAATGGCTTAAATGTTTCCCGATCATACACCACATGTCTTGGTGAATCAGACAGGTGAAAAAGCGCCGACAGAGCAATCGCACAAGCGCCTAGAGCCAAACCAATTCGGATCAATGGACGACCTTTCCGGTTTCCGGTTCATGCTCGAAACCGTTCCATTCCGAGCCCCAAATCTCATACATCGAACCGCACATATCATTCATCCTCTGCATCGGTTGCAGCATGAATCCAGCCATTCAAATGGGCCTTCTCATGACGGAGCAAAATTTCACGAAATTCGCCGGTCACGTCCTTGGAAATGATAATCTGATGACGGAAGGGCTTGGCGCACGACAGGCTATCCATCCGGCAAGCCATCTTCACAGTGTCGGTTGAAACCGTGACGATCTGATAGGGTTCCTTCGGTTCATAGTCGTACTGAACAGGCGGCATGTAGTGCTGCATGTAGCAGGACAGAACCATTGCGAGACACTTCATATTCATTTCACTCCATTACATTCATTCATATAATGGAAATATGAAAGAGTGTCAAGGGCGAAATTCAAAAGTTGGAACCGGCATAATGTCGGCGTCCTCTTCATACTCATGGAAGAGCTTGTGTTCCTTCATAAACGAAATCTGTTTCTTTGACAAACGTTTAGTGAATTGGACACGACCAGCGGCACCGACTCGAACCCATCCAGCCCGCTCCAAATCTTTTTCGTCCCAACCAAAGAAACGACACATTTTCTCATGTGCCGCCCATGCGCATGAATAAAATTTTCCCTTGCGATCAAGCCAGCCGCATCGTCCTTGGAAAATATGATAACCGTGAATGTATCGGAGTGCCGCCCTTGCGTCGATGAAATGTTCGGGCGGCTTGTGCGTCCATAGATTCATGACAGGATCAGCACGGCCAATCATCTTTTCAACAAGAAAAGCCCGGTCTTCCAATGGAATCCGGGCACACTCTTCCGCCAACCATTCGGTCAACATTGCCTTTTGTTCGGCAATGTCGAAATCCGGCGATTCAGATAAGGTCGTCAATTTCGCAAATTTCCTCGTCCGAAACCGGCTTCCAATTCGAAGCCGCATAGAAGGCATAAGCCCACGAAACCGAAACCACCGCACCGCCGACGAGAGCCCAAATCAGATTAGCAGACATTTCACATTCCCCATACCCAATAGGTGTTGACGACAAGGCCGACAAGGACGGCCACCGGATTGTCGGGAAACAGCTTTTCGACCGCCGCCGCCCCGCAAAGGCCGAGAGTCACGATGGTCCGGACTCTCTTGCTCTTTTCCAGATGGACAATGCGCTTTTCGAGCGCATGAAGGTGGTCAAGATGGTGAGTCACCTTCGTTACTCCCCTTCGCTCTCACCCAGACCGTACAGAGCGTAGTTCGCCAGAATGAAGAAGAACACGATACCGGCGATGTGCGACACGATTTCGTGGGGCAGGAACGCCGTACCGCCCATGTAGGCGGCGTGGGTCAGGTGTTCGCCGTGGGAAAGCTTGACAACGAACTTGTCGCCAATGACCTTCCGAGCCGACTTGATCTTTTCGAGAGCCTTCATTACCACTTCCTTTCCTCTTTGTTTCATCCAGTTCGTTCTTACAAATGCATAATATTCTCATTCTATTAATTGTCAACGGGGTTTCTATAAATTTTTACAAAAAAGTTTTATCAAACAAATCAATGGCTTGGTCGATTCTATCGATAGAATATGGTGAAACGGCATCATTCTTTAATCGCCCGACGACGATCAAGGTAGCGGACGCCACTTTCTGGTTTATAGATTTGTTGACGACGGAACCGGAGCGCTTCAATCGGACTTCCACATTGATGTTCCCTTGCAGTGGCGGAATCGGCAGATTCAATGGATTCTTGCCCATGTAGAACAAGCCTCGCTTTTCAATCTGGATATAGAACACTCCACCACACTTATTGTTGTAGTGGTTGACAATCAGTTGTTCGGAAAATGGGAAAATTTTGGCAATGGGAATCAGCAAGCCCTTTTTGCGAGCGGCCAGCCACGCATTCCTTGTCACACGGAATGGAACTTCCACGACGGATTCATGGAAAGGTTCAGGGTCATATTTTCTGAAAAATTCCAGAAGTTCATCGATATGTGGTGCAAGCGGAATCAAGGCATCGCTTTTCACCATCTCGATAAAGCCAGAATCCAGATGGTTCTTGGCAGGCTTGAAACCAACGTCCGGATGATATTGGAAACTGGTTTCACCCATTTGGGCATTGTTCTTTTTGATTTCGATATCGATAACACGGCCAGAAACCGACAATTTCAAGTCCGTATCATGGGAGTTGAAATTGCCGGTTCCACCGTCAAGGATCGAAATTTTTGGAATTTTCGAAATTACATCTCTAACACGATTTTCATAAACGATACCGGCATTTAATGCCATCCGACTCCATTTCTAGGAGTCGCCCGATTAGGAAATTATGTTTCCCTCATTCGGAAGTCGGCATTAGAGGATTGATGAGTACGCTAAATTAGACCCTTTGAGCCCTATTTCGCATATAGATCAATCAAATCATGTGTTTAGCTTTGAAGGTTTCCCATTTCAGCTTTTGAGTAGAGTTTTTCTCAATCCGTCGCATCACCGGTTCTCTTGCCGGTTGTCCAGCGAATTGAGCGAATATGATGGACACTTCGTCCGGTTCATATTCTTTCGCAATTTCTAAGGCAAACTTCTTTCGATCACCAGAAGATTTTTGGTATGCATCGATATAAAGTTCATTGTATTTCGTTTCTTGGCGGCTTACAGACGCCCAGAATTCCTTTTCAAATTCAATAACCCGATTAAGGTCGTCTTCTATCAATAATGATTTCAAGTCATCTATCTTGTCTTGTAGGATGGCTTGAACAATGTTGTATTCAGCGGAATTAACAAGTTCTTTGGAGTTGTGCATAAGACAATATTCTGATGTCTTGAACTTCAACATGTGCCCGTTGTCGAAACGTAACACGTATCCTTCGATACCTTGTTGATCCTGAACACTCGCAATAAATTGGGCGAGTTCCTTTGATTGACTATAAGTGTTGACTACAGGAATGTTGTTATGTTCTGCGATATACTTCATCGTATCGACAGAGAAATATTCACCTGTGTAATTATCTCTTATAGCAGTTAATATCAAATTGTCAATAGGATAATCTATTACAATTCTATTTTTGCGAGAAACCCATTCAAAAATTGGAGTGATATTTGCTTGATAACATCTTTCTGCGAACACATTATACTGTTTGTGTTCATAAGCAAAATATTCTGCATTGTTCCCAACATCTGTAATTCCCATCTTTGTACCCCAACGGAAACCGTTGTGCAAACGAAGTGGTGTAATCATGGAACCGTCAAGCTTTTCGAACACAGTGTGCGGCTGCGAAATATCGATGACGTTCGCTTGCGTCTCTGGCCGCTCATTGATGTTGAAAAATTTATGAAAGCGACGAGACAACAATTTTCCATCCGGCGCAAAGACGATACCCCGACATTCACGTCGCAAAGCATCATTCAGCGTCTCGACAGGCGGAAACGAATCCGGCATGTGCACAACATAGTTGATTACGATATAATCTTCTTTATCAGCAACAATGAATTCATCCCGGCCTTTGATTGCTGGTAGAACATCGTCAATCGTCTTTATTTTTGGAAATTCGTAATGCATATTTTTGCTGCAATTCATTAAAAGATTTAGCTACAGACCACTCAAACGTGTGTGGATTCTGGTAATACATCACATCGTCAATATACTGGTATGTTCCGCCAGTATTTGCTTGTGGAATATCAGGATTGCTGAAAAGATAGTCTGCCGCCGTGAATTTACGGGCTAAATGTAGAAAATCCGGCTGGTTACCATTGTTTATAATGTTTGATGCTACCGGCTTTTGTGCCGCCTGTTTCACTGCATCCGAAAGTTGTTTACTCTTCATCAGTAAGATTTATAAAAGAATTGACAAACTTTTGATCCATATCGAAGTTAGCATTGGCATATGGTTCGGTCGGCTGGTGAGCGACCTTGGCCAATTTATCCAACGTTTCATCAACGATCTTGGTTGCGACCGGATGATTGTTTGCGACTTCCCGAATAATATTGTGGAAGTCCAATTCTTTTTGGGAAAGTACCGGTCTATTCGTAGTCAATTAGAGCCCCTTGGGAATGGGTCATCATGAGCTTCAACAAATCTTTGAACGTCGGCGCATAGAGGGAATGTACCGTTTGCCCAACATCATGCCAAACGATACCTTCTTTATTTTCCTCTTGAAATTCTGGCGGAGCTACGGTCATGGTTTCCACCAACCAATGCATAGACCAAAGTTCATCAGTAGCCTTGCATTTCTGCAATGCCAATTCGGAATCCCATTCATCTGGATTGAACGGAAGACCTTCAAAAAGTTCCTCGACAGTGCAATTCTGTGTGTGGTGCCAGTTGTGGTAGATAGACAAATCCCGATGGCGGGGGAGAACTACAGACATGTGATCCTATGTTTTATAAATATTGAGAGATATTAAGGGAACCTAAATGCTATCCTTCAAACAATTCCTTGTCGAAGACTTCCAACCGTCTGTTGATGAAGCCAAGATTGCTGAATACTACGAAAAACTTTTGCCTAAGCTGCAAACAGTCGAAAAGGAATTCGAGCGTGTTCTTAGAGCTTCGTTGCCTAAGCGTATTCAGAAAGTCAATAAGTTCGGAAAGGCATTTTCAGCCGAACCGATTGTCATTACCAACATCAAACCTTTGAAATCTGTTATCTCAAAAGTAAAGCGTGGTAAGAAGGTTAGTCAAATTGGTGACTATGTTCGTGGCGCTGTTCTGTTGCCAGATCATGCCTCGGTTGAAGAATTCGTGAAACAGTTCCTACGTAAGAATCAAGGCATCATCGCCAAGCACGAAATCAAGGCTCACCCCGATAAGCAGTATGGCTATTTCGGTTCGCAGCACATCGATTTGAACATTGATGGCTTGCTGGTGGAGCTTCAAGTTATGACGCAAAAATTGTGGAAGATGAAACACATCGCCCACAAGATTTACACCAGAACCCGTGAAGAGCCGTCCGGCGCAACGAAATCAGATTTCATTCAGTCTCAAAACTTGTTCAAAACAGGCAACAAGCCTCGATTCCACATGAGAGAGGAAGAGATACCGGATACCGAAGATGCTCTATTCGAGTTTCTTGTTATCGATGATCGCTGGACACTCTTCCTCGATTAATCGGCCTTCCGGTAGAAGTAGAACACATCGTTTGACTCGGCAAATTCGTAGTCGGTCAAACTCTTCGCAAGCTTCTTTGCGGCATACCGGTAAATCGGCTTCTTCTTGTCCGTGTTTGACGTGAAGAAAAAGGCATAAGGCTTCTTCGTAGCAACCCACTCCATCAGAATGGCTTGAACCCGCCTGAAAACCTTGAAACCCGTCTTGAAGTAGTGGCGGTCCTGCATACCGTAATCAAGCTCGTCATCGGCCCAATCCGGCGTGAAAGCTGCCTTGTCCGTACCACCGCCGATCACATAGAAGTTGACTGAACCGGCGTCGGTAACCTCAAACCGGTAGATGACTCCTTCGACAGTAAACTTCTTTCTATACTGCATTCTCACTCACTTTCGAACATCATGTATCAACATTCAAAAGAAATGTCAAGTGGAATTATTTTGTCCGCTTCTGGTATGGAACCATAACGAATGCATCAGATGGAAATGCTTGTTTTAATTGATCTATTTTGGCCTTTGCCTTATCTACAGTGAAAGCAATTCGGCCATCATCACGTTTGAAAGCGAATCCGATCTTTCCTCCATGGCGGCGATGAACGGTCACCATGCCATCCTGTGACTCTTCCTTGGCCGCTTTCTGCGGCTTGGCTTTGGAAGTCGAGCGCTTTGCATCGGTATCCTTTTGCCACGTCTTCATGTCGGGATTCTGTAGTGGAGATGCCTTCGGCTTTGGAGGATATGGGTTTTTGTCGAGTTTTGAAATTTTCGAACGGAAAAATTTCTTCATGTCGTGTTCTTCCGGAGCATTCTTCGAAAGCCAGTCATGAAGCTTCATTTGAATAGCCTGTGCATCCGCCATCGGTTGTCCTGCCTTTTTTAGCGACAGGAAGCAAAGCCCTTTCATATGGAATTCCGTATTGTCAGAATCGGAAAATCGCACGGCATGATTGTCATTCTTCAAAATGATTTTCACGTCGCCGTCGATTTTCCCCGGCAGTTTTCCGCCTAAAATTCCTTTCATGAATTTGCTACTGTCGAGCGTTTTCAGGGTCACATCATGTGGATAGATATCACGGCGTGTGACATTTCTTTTCACTTCGATGTGATAGTTTGACATAGCCCAACCAATATGGATGTTTTCGGGCTCATATCCGTATTTCAGAAGGTATGGAATAATTTCTTGAATGGTTTCGGCGTTAGCAGCAAGAACGTCGAACATGATATTCGGTAAAGCTTCTGTGAAAACGCTTCTGACCTTATCCAGATAGGCCATTGCCGGTTTCCAGTTCTTTCCAGAATATTGTTTGAACTTGGTATGCTCCATAAACATCTTGTGGCTGTAACCCATGTCGGTTTCTTTGTCGGCAACGACAAAGACCACTTGTCCAGATGTTTGACCATCGTTGAAAACTATAAGGTTTTCAGAGAGATAGCGTTGTTTGAAATTTTTCAAAGAAATCCTCGGATAGCTATTTTTCTAATATTTAGCTATCCGAGTGCATCATAGCATGAACTTGCGACGATGAACGTCCAAGCCGTCATAGGTCTTCTCGACTTGGAAGAACCATGTTCGATCCGGCCTTTCGGTATTGTAGCGAACGGCTGATAGCGGTCCACCGAACACACATCCGGTATCGATGTTGATTTGGTTCTTACGAACAAAGATATTTTGCACAGGTGTATGACCGTGAGTCACAAAATATCCATATTCGTAATCATCATTATATGAATTGTAAATTCGTTCCCAAATCATCGTCTGGTCATTTTGTTCCTCCATACACTTCGAAGGATCAATACCGGCGTGTACGAATACATAATGATCGTATTGGTAATACATACGAAGAGATTTCAGGAAATTCATCGTCACTTCGTCTTTGTACCAAAGCTGGCCTTTATACGAGTCGACGGTCGCAAAGCCACCATTCTGCATCCAATGATAGCCTTTGCCATCAAGCATCATGTCTTCATGATTACCCTTGATGTAGATATGTTCCACATTTTCGCCTTGTTCACGACGGCGCTGGTCGAGCCTGTAGATCACACCACGGGAATCCGGACCACGGTCCACATAGTCGCCAATGGTGATGATCTTTGCCGGTTCCTCGCCACGATCTTCATCAATGAAGGCAAGCATAGCGTCTAGTTCTTGGAGACAGCCATGCACGTCCCCGATACCGTACAATAACATTTAATGAATTAACCTATTAAGAAGCGGTTCCGTTTCCCACGTCGAGAACGAAAATTTTCCGCTTGTGGTACACATTTTGAATGACGCCCGGTCGATCTTCGAACGCCATAAAAATAGCGCCGTATTCAGCTTCTATCTTATCGAGCAAATCGTTCTTGACTTCCCAATCAGGACGATAGTCACCATTCGGCCGCATGATCAAAACATGCCGCTCGAATTCGTTCTTATTCAGCCATGTTTCAGTGATCGCCCGCTCTTCTTCGGCACGGGCCGTCATGATAATAGCCCGATTATCGGGCAAAACGGCAAGAGCGTTGAAAATATATTGCGTCTGGCGAATTGGGTCATCGTTGACCGACAATTCCATAAACGCTTTCCAATTTTTTGGTTTCGACTTGATTAGAGGCAGTCGATGTGCCGAGTCTGAAATCGTTCCGTCAATGTCCCAAACTATGTTCTTTACTATAACTTCCGTCAATACCTTTTTCTCTTTTCGATTCGCTTACAATACGGTTTAAAATATTCAATTTCCAAGTTAGGCGCTGTTGTTCCAACTCGTCAAAACGGTTAATGAGCGCCATAGCCATAATCGGCTTGTCGTCCTGAATTTCCTTGGCACGATCTAGTAGTTCGCCATTACGACGCTTCCAATCGGCGTCGTAAGCGATTTCATGCGGTTCGGCGTGTTCCGAGAACCTTAGTTCAGACATTCGTACTCATTCGCCTCTAGCGTGATGTACTGAACGGTCTTGGTGTAGTCTCGTACTACATAGAATCCGGTTGGAAGAATGGCGTTAACCAACGCCAGCCGCAACTTCTTTAGCATTCTCACCCTCTCATTGGTGGAGGAAGGGGGTATCGAACCCCGGTTTGCAATCCCCAACCCTACATGCAGTGCCGGTCGTTGCTTCCCCCGTTGGATTCCAATATATTCGAATTCATACAGGGAGTCAACCCGGATACGACCACTCTTTTTCAAGAGTATCGGCCAATTCATTCAGTTCTTTAGCCAATTGTTCCCAATCGAGAACAATCTGTTTCCGATGTGTCGATTTCTTCACCATCAAACTGTAACGACCGGCTTCACCACGGATGGCAACCAAGGCAATTTTTTGAGCTTTGGTCATATCTATCCTTCAATCCCCAAAATCCATTCTGTAGAGTCCAAGCTTCTGGATTGCTTCCCAATTCGCCTTAATCCAGTCTCGGCACTCCGGTTCAGTCTTGAACTTACCTTTCAACGTTACCCAACGAAAATCGCATGGGTCTTGTTCGGTCGGTTCCCTTTTCACCATCATTTGGATGTACCAAAGGTCGCCTTGACCAGAAAACCGATTCGGTGGTGTGATGGAACCACATCGAACTTTGTCAGCTTTGATTTGTGTGGTTGGATCGGGAGAGGCAATTGCCCGCAACCCTGTTTCAGCCTTTTCTTTTTTGAAACTTAGCTTCATCTACATTCCTTTTCTCAATTTCATATAATAGAAATATGTAGAAATGTCAAGAGCACTATAGAAATGAAAGTGGGCTTGTTTCGCACTCCACCGCACGGAAGGTCGGTTGGAACGAAACAAGCCCTTTCTGGCTTGGCCACGTAGCCGCTTTCTGGGATCACTCCCCGGCACTCGGATTGTTTTCACGGGCCATAATCCGGTAGCCCACCGTATACACTCCAATAAGATAATACAACGCTAAACCCGGCAAGGTGTCCGTAGGACTAGCCTTTGTGCTTTAGCAGGCACGGTTTCTGTTGTTGCGGTGCCGGTCCCGCTTAACTACATCGCTCTCGATTGATAATCATGGCGCTCACAGCTTTCATCACAAAATGCCAATTTTCGAACTGGCGTGGCCAATGTCATTGCGACCGGCCAAAAGATGGACCGAACGAACGGTCCCGATGTTTTGTCTCTTTGACGACGTTTCTCAGCTAAGAGTTACACCAGCTAAGTGAAACCATTTACGAACATTTCATGTTCTCCGGTTTGCCGACAATCAAATCTTTCTAAATCTCTAACGGTTTGTCAAGAGGAAAAATCAGTAGAGGAAGACACACCTACCTTTTTCATTGGGGCCTGTTCAGTTCCCCGGTTTCTTTGAGGCGATCAAGTGGCGTTCAGAGAGTCGGTTTTAGCCACTCCGAAGAGTTGTTATCCCGAACATTTCCGTCTCTCTGAACTCCTTCTCTCTCGTCCCTACAGTCATCAATATAATAACCATTTTTCTGGAGTCAACAGGGAAAATTAAAATAATGAAATTTTTTGGAGCGAATTAAGATTTTATAATCTTTTCAATGGTTTCCCAAATTTCATCTTCCTCCATCACTTTCGAGAATGGGCATACCGATGGAGCATCTATCTCTTTGATAATCCTAGCATATTCCTTGAAAATGTGTTCTCGACGTAGGAATGTGATGGTCGGTACTGGATATTCGATTCTATGGAACACGTCTCGGGTGAGACTGTAGGTTTGGCCGGTTTCGACCGTGAAATCCGCCAATTTTTGAATGGAGCATTCACCAAGGAAGGATGGTTCACGACCAGCGTCTTCTTTCTTACAAGACACTTCATAGAGTCCGTATTCGGCAAAGCACTGCTTCTGATAGGTGTACAGAGTGTTTATCAGAGCGCCTTTGATGACGGTCGATGAGAAATCATATCGGTGGTCGTGGATTTCCTCTTGATCGAGAATAGGCATCACGTCCGGATGGTAGAAATGGAGGCGTTCCACGGCATTCAGTTTGAGTTGGATAAAGCCAAGTCCAAAATAATGTGGTTTACCAAGAGTTTTCAGTCTGGCAATGTCCAGATATTCGTGTTTAGGCATACTTTCCTTCTATAGAAATCAAAAATGGCAACGAACGAATCCGCTGCCATTTTATTTATTGATTCACCACAAGCTGTAGCTTTGGTTTTTGAACTTTCAATGTGCCGGGAGCAAAGCCGGGTAGGAACTGTTCCCAAAATTCGTCGTCAATCGTCATCGGATATTTCTTACGAATTTCGAGCATCTGATAGAATGAAGGTTCAAAGATTTTCTTCTTTGGAGCCCATCTGCCAACTGGCATCGATGCACCCTTCATGAGATTACATGAAGGGCATGAAGCCACAACATTTTCCCATTCGGTCTTACCACCCTTCGAAACAGGGATAACATGATCATCCGTGATCGAATTCGGCTGGTGTCTTTGTGTGGTCAAAGGCATGTCGCACCAGAAGCATTTACCAGAATCACGGTAGTACAAGGTTTCCTTGTTCAACTGAATCTTGTTCGTGAATTTTCTGGCCGAGTTGGTGACAATGACCGATGGCCAACGCAAGTCCGTTCTCGACGGAGTCAAAATTGGCCGATCATACCAATGCACCACATTGTTCTTGCCAAGCAAATATCCCACAATGGCATCACGTGACGGGATCAGCGACAACGGAAATACCGAATGCGGCATAAAATTCTTGTTCAGGACCAATGTTCTCAAATTTACTTCTGACACGTTTCTAACCTTTCTCCTATGTCAATAGCGTTGTGCAATAAAGAATCCAATAGAATCAATCAAGTAACGAATTGTAACATATTGTTACTTGATTATTGTTCCATATTCGTCTAGGGTGACTCTTTATGGGCTCTAGTGAATCTTAGTGATTCTGATGGTTCTTCGCTCACTTCGTTACGCTTCGAATGTTCTTCGAACATATCTAGTGATTGTTATCTATAGATTCTGCCAAAAACATTTGGATTTTGGTGAGAGAACCCGATAAAATGTAATCCAGACCATTTTATTTAGGGTCACTGCCGTACCATAGAATCTTAATAGAATCAAGAGGAACACGGAAAATTCAAATTATTGAAAAATTCCCTCTTGACGAAGCCGTTTCATTCATATAATTATTCCTTGTAATGAGGGTTGTGAGAATGAAGCAAGTTAAGAACCCCCACGATTTCTACCGCATGGCCAATGCCATGTTCGGTGAAACCCGTGACGTTAGCCGCCTTTCTTGGGCGGAAATCGAAGCTATCTCGACTGCGAACGATGTGCGGGTGCCCGGTTGGGTCCGTGCTTCCGGTACGGGCAAGGGCAAGAACAAGGTCTATTCCACTGTTCCTGCCAAGCCGAACCTCGAAACTTTGAACGGTGCTGTTCCGGCTGAAAAGCCGAAGATTCAGTATTACGTTAAGGTTTCGCCTCGGAACCTCGATACCAACAAGTTCATGTCGGTGAAGGATGATCCGATTGCACAGGCAATGACGGCTGATTTGGAGAATGCTCTGAATGCCGCCACTTCGCCGGTCGCCATCGATGCTGCCACGGTTGATCCGGAAAAGCTCTTTTCGGACATGGCCGACCTTGTGTCGCTGGTTTGCGATAACGTCGCAAAGGCGCTGCTAATCTATGGTGGAGGCGGCACAGGCAAGAGCTACGGTGTCTATGAAGCACTGCGTCTGGCTGGCTATGTCCGTGACGAAGATTTCTTCGTCTACAAGGGCAAGGTCACTCCCGCTTCGCTCTACCAGATCATGTTCATCCACAGGGATGACAACAAGATTCTGGTGTTCGATGATGCCGATAGCGCTTGGGAGTCGGAAGACTCGGCCATGATCCTTAAGGGCGCTCTCGACACGACGGACGCTGAAAACCGTGAAATTTCGTGGTCCACCAATCGTACCGTCAACGTCGATAGGTGGGACTCGGAAAAGCGGGCCAAGTATGCCGCCGAAATGGATGAACTGCTTGAAAAGCAGGGAGAGGATGAAGACGAAGAAAACTCTTTGCCCCCTTCGGTGACGCCGGAAGAAGCCGCCTTGCAGCCTGATAAGTACTTCAAGGACGGTCGTCCGAAGTTGAAGGCTTTCAAGAAGCAGGAAAAGGTTTTCCGGATGCCTGCGAAGTTCGTCTTCCATGGCCGTGTCATCTTCATTTCGAACAAGCCTCGTTCGGAATTCGATAAGGACGTTCTGACTCGGTGCTACAAGATCGATATGAGCTTGACGCCCGCACAGATGTTCATGCGGATGGAAAAGCTTCTGCCCTACATGGTTCCGGATGTTCCGGAAGCCACGGAAGAGTTGAAGACCAAGGTTCTGGTGACCTTGAAGGCGCTCTATCGGAGCGGCAACCTCGAAAACCCGAGCCTTCGGACCTTCGATGCCGCTATCAGGATTGCCGCCAAGGGCAAGCCGAATTGGGCGGACCTTCTCAAGTACACCTAAGCGGTGTCACAGAAAGGCGAAAGGCCGGGATTTCTCCCGGCCTTTCTTTGAACCATGGCTGTGTGGGTCTTGGTTCAATTTCGGTCTTTCCCGACTGTCCGATAGAACGTTCTTCCGGTTTAGGATCGATTCTCCGGTTACCGCAGATCAAACCCGCTCATTCGGGCTACTGTTTCCGCACTGGTAAGGACCACGGATCACTTCCGGTGATTGGGAGAACTGGTAGGTGAAAGGAAAATGGAGAAACCCCTACCACAACCACGAACTTCTATCTGCTATCCGTTATAAGCGCCACGGATAGCTAGGCGCTTCACCTAGTTCCCTATTGCATGTCCTAGACCGGGAACAATCCCTAAAAGCTTCTCTGTCTCGACATAGAACCAAACCCGAGCCCGGCCATCGTCAATGGTCATGCGCTCGAATTGGGTTTGATCGAATGCCACGCCAGCGGACGTGTGCGAACCGCAGTCTACCAGACAGACTGCGATCTTGGAACCGTCCGTTCGCTCTTTTGGCGAAGCGCCGACAGGCATAACGATGTCGGCATTGAAATGCAACCATTCTTCCTTGGTCATGCCGGGCGGATTGACATAGAAATCCATGTTCCCTTCCTCGATACCGATGATGTGTTTTTTCTCGAATTCGACATGCATCTTGCTACGAAGAATCCCGGCGAACACGACAGGCGTGTTGTCGAGCGTCCCTGCCATGCGAACGCCATCGATCCTGTTCACCTTCACCCACATGCGTTCGCTTGGGCCGTTACGAAGCGGCTGGAAACAGAGCTTGACCCAATCCCCACATTTGATTGCAGCCTTATCCTCGTCGGACGGGATGTGGAACGTTGTCGGATGTAGGCGATTTTGATTCACGCCATCCAAGAGCTTGTACGGCTTCATGGGTTCACACAAGCGTTGCAACGGGTTCGGCATCGGGAGCCTTTAGAGCGCCCTTGGACTTGCGATCAATCAATTGCTCTTGAACACCAATAGCAATGGACGTTATGCGGGTTTCGATGTCGGAAAGCTCGTTTAGCATTTCCGAATGTTGTTCACGGGCCTTCTCATAGGTTCCGGGCTCTGCCGTCTGGTAATCTCGACCATGCGGCGTTCCTTCACGCATAAGGCCCTGTAAAGTGTGAAGAGCGTCCAGCGTTTTGATGTAGTGTGCCATCAGAACGTCACCATCGGTTCCGTTCCAATTAAGAACCGGGAACACGACCTTATGTTCTTTGTTCATTGCCATTCCTCCGTTTAAGGCCCTTTTCGGCCAAGCCGAAACCGCCTCGGATTTCTTTCAACCGTTTGATCGACATTCCCTCATAGGTGGCATAGAGCTTGAACCATTTCCATGCCGGTGGGTCTGACAATTCCATGAGTTGCAGGATCAGCTTTTTCTTTTCCTGCATTCTCGATTAGCCTTCCTCGATACCACGTTTCGAAAAGATGGATTGATCGACTTCCTTTATGATCCGGCCTTCCTTAGAAGCGGCAACGAAATCATCAGCCACCTTGGCCATGTCATACAACATTAGCGTTGCATCTTTCTTGGCCTTGTCCGTGCCATGCTCCAAAGCCATCAGAATGATATCCGCCACAGTACGCCATGAAGGCGTCAAATCAAGGGTGTCGGCTTGTCTCTTTTCCGTGATTTCCGGAAAACGCTTTGGACGCCCGGAAAGAATTTCCTGTGCATCCCTGTGCATTTGCCGGATGGTTTCTTCATATTCATTCTGTTCGGGCGATTCGTCAGCGACAATTTCCATAACAATCTCCTATTTTCCCCAATATAATGATTCTATTGACAGAAATCAAGTCCTGTAGGTTCTTTTTGGCCTATATGGAACCTTGTTGTCGTTGGCTTTCAAAAACGACAACCCGGCTTCTGTGACGTATGATCTTGTCCTAGGTGCATGGCCATGAATACCCCACGGGCCAAAGAAGCGCCGGAAAGCGCTAGCGAATTTTTTGGGCGGTGAGTCGGGTTTGCGGGGAATGGTGATATGGCCATCGGTAAGCAGACGTTTGATGTCCGGATCATCCATCGCCCTACCGCCTTCGCAATGAAACCAGATTATTCCCTGTAGAGGCTTGTCTGACTTCATCCGAGCTTCCAACGTCTCGAATGGATGGCGGTCGAAAAACGGTATCAAATAGCGTTTCCAGCCTTTGTTTCCACCCATGGGAACATAATGCTCCCAAATGTTGGAATGAATGCCAACCGCACTGCGAAGGATATTGATCCTTCTTTCCAGTGATTTGTGTTTGTCAGCACTCATTTTTTCAATTCTCCTATTATATTGATTATATTGATTATTTTCCCCTAAGTCAAGCAAAAAGAAAGGGGCTTGAAGCCCCTTTCCACAGGAAATTTTCGAGCCTCCTAAGCTGCCTGTGCGTAATCCATGGCCTTGTTCAGCGCCGCAATTTTCTTGTCCTTCATGGAACCAAACCAGATGTTGTTTAAGCGACCTTCCGCAGTGCGGCCAAGCTTGTGGTCCATCAGGTAGGTGACGGCATTGAAGGGTTGCCACCACGTGCCGGAACCAAGAGCAGCGCCCGGCTGAGTATCCATGACTTCCATGGCCAGAGTGGCATTGCGGTTGCCGGTGGCGTTGTCGTTGTCGGCGGTGACCTTCTTCGAATATGACGGGAAGACTTCATTGAAATATTCCTGCACCGCTTCCTTGCGGAAATTCTTGGATGCAAGGAACTTTGCCCGTTCCTGATATTCGATGAAGTTCTCATGCGCCGTGAACAGCGTCTTTTTGGCCGCTTCCGGATCGAATTCGTTCTTGTGGTTGACACGAACGACCGAAGCCGAAGCCTTGGACAATGCCAGCGACAGCGTATTCCAGCACACGACACGGGTAGGCGTCATATCGATGGTGATTGTCTGGCCATAGATATGCGGATTCGAGAACAGAAGATAGTTCTCGATTTCGTCTTTCTTCACCATGCCTTTCTTGCCGACAAAGCGAAGAGAAAACGACTCCTTCGTCTTGGCGAGCGCCCAAACCCGCTTGCCGTTCATCAAAGAACCGGCAGTATTCATTTCCAGTTCGCCAAGGTCCACGAATTCCTTGAAGAATTTGAAAGCCTCGGCATTTTGCAAAGGATGCCAGTCATCGGGCACGAATGACAGGATGGATTGGTCCGAGTCACGAATCAGCGCCGTCATCTCGGTTTTGCGGAAATCGAAGTTGGACAGCTTGTTTCCGGCATTGCGGTTGACGTTCATGTAAAGCGGCTGTTTTGAAACCGTCCAATCCACGCCAGCCCGTTTCATAATTTCTTCCGGCGACAGATTCGGCATGACCTTATTTCCGAAACCATGCCACGGCGTTTCACCAGCGTAAGCCATTGTTTCTACAAGAGCGGGCATTTCATTTCCTTTCGGGTTCGATAGGTTTGCAATACCCAGAATTTAGGTAATGAAAATAAATCTGTCAAGGGATTTCAATAATCAAAATGAAAAAAATTTGTGTGTGACGGGTTGTGAACAGGTGTGACATGGTGTAGACACACCTTCACCAAACGGCACGGGCCGGGCGGGTTTCAACACATGGAGAAATATGGAATGCCCCAACAGAATGAAACGACTCTGGCATCGGCTGTTGCTAGCTTTACCGTGGCGCTCATGACCATGGAGGAAGCAAAGAAGAAAGCCGATTCGGCTCTCGCCATCATCAATCAGTCGATCATGTCAAATCTGAACCTGAAAGACGAAAAGGGATGGTTCACGGAAGCGGGTAAAGCCACGCTGCGCCAATATTGGGAAAATGAAATCCCGATCAAGAAAGCGGCGGAATTGATGGACGTTTCGTACAGCGCCATTCGCAATTACTATCAGCGCTGGAATCAGGAATACGAAGCCGCCTAAAAAGGAAAAGGCCCGGAATCCCTCTGACAAGATTCCGGGCCTTCCCGCTTTGGAACGTTCGAACGCTTCACCCCAACGCTCTCACCCCAACGTCATCATCATTAGCTTTTTCTAATACGGGGTCAATGGGGACTTACGGCTTATGGCTAACCGCCAAAAGTCGCATGTTTCCAGCAAATTTCCGCCAGTTTCACGAAAAAATGCCGATTTTTCACCGCTTTGGTTTCGAAGATTTCCTTGCCCTTCTCACTGATTTCGCAAAGCTGCACAAGCAGGCGAGCCAAATTCAAATCGACCAGCAAAGGTTCGAAATTTTTATAATCCTCGAAAAACTGGAAATTCTTTTTTAAATCGAAGAGCCCTTCATTAGGCCACACAAGGTAGCCGTGTCCAGTCCAGCTTTTGAAAAGCTCTAATGACGGGAAATGACAGCCTTTCCATTTTGCGCCTACTGCCACTTGATCATCTCGATTGTATTCGAGATTTTCGGCATATTCGACGGGATCGATCAGTTCTTGCATGGCAGGACCGCATAGGAAAAATAGAAGTCAAGCAATTCGTCCTTTTTGAAGGCCGTCTTGCTCCATGCGATTGCGTTGTTTGTCGCATCTTTCAGTGTGGCGGCTTCAAAAGTATGCCATTCGGAGCCGCCGTTTGAAAGAAGAAACTGGAAACGAAATTTCATTAGATCATCTCCAAAATCTTGAAATGCTTTTCCCGAAGAAGTGTGTCGCTCTGGTTCTTGAAGGAATAGAGGACACGCCCGCCGTCTTCATGCGGAACCGGTTTGGCGATGGTCACTTCACCAGCCGAAAAGGCAAGGCCCAACTTGGTCTTAACGTCCTTATGGACTTGAACAAGGATGTAATCCTTGAAATGGTCCTTGTATTGCGGCCACGTGGCCATTTGGGCTTCCGCCTTCGCAATGAGCTTCGACCGAGTCACAGAGTCAGCGATCACCATTTCAGGAAACTCCCTCAAAAGCCTTCATGTCGAAATCATCGAACTTGTCGGCGTGAAAAACAACGAAGGCACGGACTTGCCGCAGCAGATCGGGCAGGACAGAACCGGCCTTTGCGCCGGAATCAGCCGCCGCCTGCTCTACCTCAACCAGATTGGCCAGCAGCATCGAAGCCGCAACCACATCAAATTGAGACTTTGAACGAGCCCGAACAGCCATCGTTTTCTCCCTTCGATCATTTATATAATGAAAATGTAGAAAGGAGTCAACCGTTGTTTTTGCGGAAATCGAGAACCGGGACTTTTTTGATTCCAAGTTCATGTGCGGCATGGGCACGATGGCGACCATCTTCTTTGCCGTCAGCATGAATTGTAAGAGGATCGAGCTTGCCGCCCGAGCGAATATGATTTTTGAGATGTTCGATATTTTCTCTGGATTCGTCATCCATTGTGAGAGGACGAACCGATTTCAAATACTCATGGGATATCCTTTTCAAGTATTTATCCCTAGGCGGTTTTCAGTTCGCTTGCCACAGAAGGGGTCTAGTTCGGTCCATATGTTTCATGGCCGTTTGATAATTTTGGCCGATGACTTGCCAGTTAGAACGTCTCTGTTTTGGGTTGTATGGATGCGGATATTCTGCTTCGTTATACAGAGCATCGAGTGCCACACTCAATTGATGGAGCTTAGATCGCTCTTGGCGCTTCGATGCCTTTTCGTGTTTCCGAAGGATTGCGGCGTCACCCAGAATGATTCGTTTACATTCCTGTGAGGAATACATTTTCCTAAGCTTTAGGAAGCGTTCAAACGGTTCAACGCCACGGATGGTGTTGCACGTGCGGCAAGAGATTTTCCGATTGTGGTAGCCGTCTTTGCCACCAAGAGAACGGGGAATGACATGCTCCCATGTCGCCATGATATCTTTCGATGCCGCCGAATTGCAATCGAGATACATTTTCACGTTGCAAAAGCAACAGCGACCTTTTTGGCGCAAATAGAATTGGCGCTTAATGAAATGGTCTTTGGCGTTCTTGGCATCCTGCCATTCGCCAGTTTCTAAAAGTAGGTCGACTCTCTTCTTAGAATTAAGAATGCTTTGCCGAATGCTGTTCGTCTTTGGAAACTCTACCTTTATGGGCATGTATAGGCAATTCTTCGTAATGAATAAAATCTTCGATGCTTTTTACAGGATCGATTCCGAAATGGGTATGGTGTGGTTCCCGTGCACGAAAAAATTGTTCTAACGTGGACTTCGAATTTCTATCCTTGGTATCTTCATAGATGGCCTGAATTGCCTTTTCAAGCACTTTATTCAATTCTTCAACGATTTCCCGGTAATAGGCATCGTTGGCTTCCGTGCTGTTCGACCACGGGCCTTCCATCTTTTGCCAGAAGACCGCATCAGCGGCTCTCACTTCCGGCAGGATTGCCAGCGTGTGCGCATACGTCGGCTTGTTCATCATCTTACCCATGTCTGCCTCCTAAATTAGGCAAATTCTATTCATTTATTCGAATATAAGCCTAACCCATTGAAATGTCAAGACTAACATAAGTTAATAAAAAAGGGGGTCGAAACCCCCTTTCGGTCTACACCGTTCGTATTAGACCATGCCCAAAGCGGCTTGGTAGAGGTCGATAATGGCGTCTTCCTCTTGGCGTTCGGCAGCATCCTTCTTACGCTTGCGAATGATCACTCGCATCGCCTTGGTATCGAAGCCAGCGCCCTTGGCTTCCGCATAAACGTCCTTGATATCGTCTCGGATGGTATCCTTTTCTTCGGACAAGCGTTCAATGCGTTCGATGAAGCTGCGAAGCTGGCCAGCGGCCACGGTCTGTGATGTTTCTGTAATTTCTTCTGACATTATTTCCTAAAAGATTCTCTAGCAATTCTGTAGATATCCGAGCGAGAAATGCCGATATCAGACAATTCACGGCTGGATAATCCGTATAATTCATTCACTGTTTGTCTGTAAATCTTACGATTATTGATAAAGTTCTTGATCTTCTTAAGCAATTGTTCTTCCTTTATGTTGCAATGCACTCTATTTACACTGCACTGAACAAGAAAACAATTGCTGTTTGTGCATATCTCCTATGTCTATAAATCCTCTTTGAGTTTCTTCAACTCACGTTCCAATTCAGCAATACGTTCCACTTTTTGTTCACGCAAGTATTTGCTGGCTTCTTCGTATGTTTCGAACAAAGGTTGCGGTATGCCATAAGTGGAATATTCATCAACATAATCACCGTCGATGATATAGTATTTTGATTTAAGTCGGATCATGATTTTGGTATCAACGTATGAAATGCAACTTTACCGATGATATCCCAATGATCGGTGCAGGCTTCACGCACAGAACGGAATTTGCGTTCCGAATTCATAGCATCTGTGAATCCACGGCCCATGGCATGTATCGAACGTTCCGGAGAAATTTTGCCGATGCCGGTTCCAAAACCTGAAAAAGCAATGGATTTGATACCTTGTAGCCAAGCAAGATGCAGAGCCGCCCGAGCGGCCAGATAGATATTGGATGCATCCGGCAGATTCATCGGGACTCGCATTGTCGGTGCCACGACAAGTTTTTTGATCACCGGATGTCTGGTATCAACCACAATGGCATCGCCAACCGGAAGTTCGTTCCAATCGTACCAAGCGGAAATCCAGTGTTGGACTTCTGCCTGAATGTGGGAACCGAAAAATTCCATCAGATGATAATCATAGCCACCATCCATGAAACCGAAAGAATTGGCCGGACTCACCACGGCTTCCACTTCTAGATCGGTGGGATTACCCACCGCCACATCGACTTGAAGCTTGGCAAAATCCGGGTTGGCCAGAGCCCAATTCACAAGCTCCGGATTGCGATCACGGAAATAAATTTTCATCAATCGTTCCCATATCCATAGATCGGCACACAATATGACCATTTGTCATAATGGCTTCCGTCATACCACGTTGTTTCTTCACTAATTTTCTTCGCCGCCCATACGCATTTATCCATGGTCGGGTATTGATATGCCGTGGCGTCGGTATTTGTTTTTCCGGTAACCACGCCATTAAGCACTAACAAAACGTATAAAAGCTTCATTTCATTATCTCTCGGTATTCCGGGTCGTAGTTCACTCGTTCTATGGTCGAACCCCATGTATAACGACGTTCAACGAAACAAAGCCACATGAGAAATTACCACCTTGGAAACATGGGTTGGATAGAGACAGGTCTACCGTAAATTGACGTGCATTCCGAGCAATGCCAAAGCGTTTCTTCACATGTGAAGTGGCTTGCCGGAATGAATGAAGACGATGAACCCCGAGTGGAGCGCATGAACCTTCCGCATGATTCGCATTTGAGTCGAGTGTCGCATTTGATAAGACGCCGCATTTTGTTGTTCCTTTGAGAATTGATTTCTCATTGTGGAACAGCATACTTTACAGATAGATTCCTGTCAAGATAGAAGTTGACTATACTTTCAAAACAACAGACCAGAATTGTCGATTTTTAGAATAGCCAAAGCTTTTTCATAATCTTCTGGCAATATTCCGTTGTCATATTTCACAACTATTAACCGATGATCTTCTGCAAATGGCAAATCATCGAAACAACACCACAAACTATCTTGTAGTTTTGTCAATTCGAGCCATTCTGTAATGGCTGACATACGGGAACCATGGAATGTCGAACCGTAGGTCGTCCGCCAGTGAGAATGGAAATGCTCTTCCGGAAAGCCGTGTCGGATCATATCTTGCCGAAGATCGAAACCGAACCTATCCATATAGTTGTGAGAGGAATTCGTCACAACCTTTGCGCCCGAGCGCTCACAAAGTTTTCGCAGGATGGCCAGAGCGATTGGAGAAAAATTTCGCCGTTCGGCAGCGTTAGGATCAAGAAAGAACATGTAACCGGGTATTAGCGGTCCATCGATATCACAAAATATTAGCTTCAATATGGGCTCTTCATAAAGTTGTCCAGATCGTCAAATGATCGTTGCGCTCTCACATTGGAGCTATATCGGTACATCTGGAATTGGCCGTTCGAAAATTCCACGGTAATATATGGCCTAGTCCAGATACGGCCCTTGCGAGGTTTCAATAATGGCTTACCTACAAGATAACGAAAGAAATTTTTGAAGCGATAACGTTTGATACTCTTTCGAATGTAAGTTTTGGATGATTTCGATGGAAACGATATCCAGTAACGCCTAACGTGAATGGCATTGAATTCGTAAGTATCATAATACGAATGGATAAATTCCATCCGATACATTCGAATGGGATTATCCATTTGCCAGCCTTTCCGTGACCGTCAGACGATGCAGAGCATTATCGACGTTCAGGAACATCTTATCTTTCCAAACGTCTCTAGCGGCCTCGTATGTGTCAAATGGACCATATTCTTCGGCCATACCTTGAAGCTTGTTGAATGTGGTGTCTTCATAGACACCACCCGAGACAAACCATTTGGTTTTCATTGGCTCTTTGGTGTCATCTTTCCAGCGCTTCATGAAGGCGGCATCATCGATCCTTTGAGAGAGGATCATCGCTTCCATAAGCTGGTACGAATAGCCCGGATAACCAGACCAATTTTGCATAGCTTTGATGAAAAGCTCCATGCGCTCAATCGTTAGATCGAAACAGCGCTTGCGTTCATCTGCCACGCCTCTGTCATAGGATTCCGTGGCAAGAGCCATGATATCATCTTTGAGCGAAGCTCTTGTGATACCTTCGATATGATCACCCATTATTCAATTCCCCATTGTTTCTGCCATGAATCCGGTTTCGTCACCACGGCATCTTCCACTTTAAAACACACTCCGTTTATGGTCGATGCATCCGGATTCCAAGTCCCATAGCCCCAATTCGGCCAATTCTTTTCCGGAATATGGAGTGACGCCACACACGCTTCCTTCGATGGATAGACATTGGCCACCATAGCGTTAAATTTCGAGCCTGTAATCCATATTGAAAGCCAGATTTCAGCTATCATTTTCTTGATCCATAAAAAATCGAATTTCGTTGCGTTCAGCCATCAGTATCTTTCCAAGATTGTTCTGGCCCTTTCCCTTACAAACACCCCAAAACACATCACCCCACCAATTACCTTCGACAAGCTCTTGGTCGCCGGTCGCTAGCAGTTTGGCCCGCAATTCTGGATTCTGAAATTTGGCCTTGATCAGTCGGCGCATGACTGAAATTTTTATTTCTTCCCAATCGGGAACAAGCTGAACTTTTTGTCCCCAATCCTTGGCTTGGCCGGGAGTCAGCATTAGGAAAGCAGCAAGAATCGTTTCGATGGTATCTTCGGAAAGATCGCTGAAATCGGCCTTCGCCCACTGATAACCGTGTTCGACGGTAGGCCAAATCATGTTTCCGTCTTTGACGGGAGAGTACCAAAAATTAGAAAGAAAACGGTATACGCCTGAAAAACTTCTAATTGCCAAATGCTATCCTGTCATTTCATTTGTTTCGTCGGCTGTTCCGTGGAACCAATGTTTTGTGGTTGCAACGTGGTTAGCCCGCACATACTTCCCGACGTTATTACGAAAATCTCGCCACGTGAAAGACCCTCTGTTACGGACTACAAAGCCTTCTGTGCTTCCGTAATCGGCGTTGGAAACGATTTTTTTGACGATTTTTTCGTCATAGATTCCTTCATAGAGAACCGGAACTGACTGGATTCCAAGCAAATTGAACCACTCCATCGTATCATCCCACGACAAGCATTCCAGCCCATTCCAGACTGAAAAACCAAGGAAGAACGATGGAAGATTTTTGTAGGCTATCGAGTGTTTGGCAAAGAGATTTTCGCCGCATACTCGCCAATCTTCCGGCAAATCATATGCGAAATTTTGTGCGAAATTCTTTGCCCAATCTCGGGACCAGTGATTTCGACCGTCAATCGAGCGGGCATGAAGGTAGCCGTCCGAATAGATCGTGGTGTTTTCGCCATCCATCTTTTCCGTGATAACCACTTGATTTCCTTCGAAAATTTGTATCGAAGAAATCATGCGATCATCGTCATTCATGCCGGGAGAAAACGGCAGATGATAGGTTCTCGGATATTTCATACGATTGGTGAAAAGATCGAGAACGCCACCTTCCTTCAAAATTTTCTGGACGGACTCGTCGTTGAACAATTCACCACGGACTCGTTGTCCGTTTTCAAGGATAATATTTCCCCATTTATCGTACCTTACATCGGAATAGAAATGTTCAGGCAGAACCGGCTTGGTGATTCCACAAAGTTCCCTTATGGATTCAACAGATAATAGAGTCTTCTCACAATCCTTATGATGTTCCATACAAACGGAAGCGCCATTATCAAGATAATAACCGCCATCAGCGAAAAGCCGCCGTTCCAAGATATGGTGAGCATCTTTAGCAGGACCACCACACACAACACATTTATGGTTATCCCGAGCAAAAACGCCTTCACGAAATTCATCCCTCGTCAGAAGCTTGGACATGATTTTACTCTTAAAATTGGTGAGGGAGGTAGGATTTGAACCTACAAGATGATACGTGCCCTAATCGTGAACTACTTACACAGGTTGAACCATGGATTCCTGTGCTTTCAGACCTTTCAGACCGTTCTTCGCCGGGTTCTGTCCCCGGTGCGTCTACCGTTTCGCCACTCCCTACATAAAATTAATGGACGGCGGCTTTTCAGACGAATCGGAATGCCATCCTATCGCCTTACTTTGCCGCCGTCCGCTTTCATTTCTGGCATGAAATGAAAGGTTCTTCGGAACGACCGGTCCTTAGTCCCTGTTGGCGACGTTGCATGACCCAACAGGCTGAACATCTCCGGTTTCGCCCTTAGTTGATCCTCTTGCAACTTTGGATCAACCATTCCTCTAAGCTATAGATTCTATTCGATAAAGTCAAGGGGAAACTTTCATCTCCCCTCTTTAATTTGTTCAGTGGAAATAGGTCAGCGGATAAGCCTGATAGGCAGACCATGCCGCCCAACCAGCCCGCTTAAGGCCCTTCAAAGCCCGCTTCGCTTCCGAGAACTTGAACTTCTTCGAAAGGTCAGCGACTTCGACGTTGGCGAGATAGGTCCACACAACGTTCTTGTAGCGGCCCTTTTCATCCTTCTCTTCGTCCAGCGCCACGCCAACCTTGGTGGCCTTCGTCTGTGCCCACGACGAGTAAGGACCACCATAGGTCCGCTCTTCACCAACCCAGAACAGCTTGCCGACAGAACCCTTGCCCTTCCTGCCCTTGAACACCTTCACCGTGTCGCCCTTGACCGGCTTAGCCAGCTTTTCCTTGTAGGCGGCGAAAGCTTCCTTGCGAAGCGACTTATAGGCATAGGCATTAGCAGCGGCAACGACTTCCGGAGTGGCATCAGCGGCAGCGGAACCGCCACTAGCATAACGGGTCGAAGCATAATCGAACGTTTCGAGCGCCTGCTTTTCGGCATTCCAGACGACGGCATAGAAGTCCGAGTCGTCATAGAAATTGCGCTCACGAGTCATCAGAACCGCACCCTTGTACAATTCCCCTTCGGTAGGCATCACAACAGACATCGCAATCTCTCCGTTCTCTTCGATTATTCATATAATCAAAATATTGGAGAGTGTCAACGCCTATTCCGTTTTGATTTTTGAAATTTCCAAAAGAGAGGCTTTGGCGGTCTTGTGATGGACAAATATTCCACCAGCGTTAACCCATTCGTCACGATATTTCGTTCGATCATCAATGAGAACGTCGCCTTTTTCACAAAAGAAATGTTTCTCTTTCGCTTTGCAGACGATCACCCGAATCCACGGGAAAAGACGCTGATACCAATTGAATTTTTGCAGATATCCCCATTCGGTTGGGGAGCCCGTTAGGATGATCGGTTTATAGCCGACAAGACCAGTTATAAGATCGATGCCATCTCGCATAAGAGGGAGATTTTCGAAAAACAGAGCGTCTTTTTCTCTCACCAGTTCCCAAAGCTTTTCTTTTCCGAGTTTCTTCCGCATTTCATCGGCAGATTCGTCAAAAAGTGTGAACCAATGGGCTTCGAAATCGGCAAGGACTCCATCGGAGTCAACAAACACAGTCACTTACGAATGCACCTAAAAATATAGTTAGGATCATTATCGATTGCCTTCAACATATTACCGTACAGAACACAGTCCTGCTTTGTGAAATCGTTTGGCATTCTCTTAACTTCGGTCCAATGACCGTGAGAAATGAAGAAAATAACGAGAATGAACTTCATTAATCTACAGCCAAGCAGAATGCGAGAAAATCAACCAACCGTATCCATGTGTCTCGGGAGCATAAATTCCCCAGAAGGCAGCAATGGCAGCAACAACAATCGCCGCTGCTTTACTCGTTATGTAAAATCGCATTGTCTTTCCAATCTAATATTTCAAATGGTCCATGAATATGAAAAGAATAACCTTTACTGGAAAAAGGCGTCGGACCATATTTGTATGGTCCATAATGCTTTTCAAGTTCTTTTACTTTGGCTTCGGCATTTTCAAAAGAAAGAAAATATCCACAATTAAATGGTCCGGAGCTATCGTACATCAAACTACCGTGTGAATAAAAACCAGTTACTTGCCAGATGTGCACTTAAGTCTAAACCAATCCCAAATAATGAGAATAAGACCGATTGCGAGTGGAACGAACCACCAGCAATAGGCCAGAAAGAAAATGAGAAATACGCCGACTTCACCACCAAAAACTTTGAAGGTGAGATTGGAGTCCAAAATAATGACGCCAATCAGTGCGATGTACGCAATGAGAGTGTTAGATAACCATATGATAAGCAATGAGATTTTCCTAAAAGAAAGTGGTGCGCCCTACGGGTTTCGAACCCTTGACCTTTGGCTTTTCAGACCAACGTGCAGACCGACTACACCAAGGACGCAACTGCGAAGCACTATGAATATTGTTGGAATCGAACCAACATTTCCATTATATTCTAAGGAATCCCCTGTTGCACCAAGGTTTTCCCGTCTGGCCAGACTTAGTAACTTCGCTTCCGGATGGCCGTCCGGATTTTGAATTGGCTAGGGCAGTTGACTCGATACAACATTTCCGGCCTCAACTGCCGGTGTCCTACTTGGACGATACCCTAAGAATGTGGAGAAAGCCCCACGGAAAAGGTGTAGGGAGCGACCCTACGTTCGCCTTTTGGCGCAAATGGTGCCGGATGAGGGATTCGAACTCTCGACCTTCGCTTTACAAGAGCGCTGCTCTGACCAACTGAGCTAATCCGGCATAACGGGTTAGGTTTCCACACCTAGTTTAAGTTGCACCCACTAGCAGGCGTCGGCAACCCCATCAATGGTTCTATTTATACACGATTTGAAAGAATTGTCAATAGAAAAAAGAAAAGGCTGGATCAAAAGTCCAGCCTTTAATTTTGGAGTGTCAGAACAGATTACTTGTTCTTTCCACCACCCTTACCACCGCCGTTTCCACCGGCATTGCCATTATTGTCAGTGCCACCACCGGGGTTCCCGTTGCCATTGCCCTGACCACCAGCCGAATTGCCCTGTCCGGAATGTCCAGAGTTTTCAGCGTTGTTGTGGTCGCCGGAATTACCGGGAGCGTCTTGGTCGCCGTTGCCATGACCATTGTTTTCGCCCTGATGGCCGTTATTACCGCCACCATTATCGCCGCCACCGTTGTTTCCACCGGGGCCTTGGCCACCACCTTCATTACCGGTTCCGTTACCGCCACCGTTTCCACCGCCGTTTCCGCAATTTCCGCCGCACGGATTGCCGCCGTGATCATCACCGCCACCACCAGTGTTGCCGCCACCACCAGTGTTTCCACCGCCGTTATCTCCGCCTCCGGTATTTCCGCCGCCAGTGTTACCACCGCCGCCGTTGTCGCCACCACCAGTGTTTCCACCACCAGTGTTGCCACCACCAGTGTTGCCACCACCAGTGTTACCGCCGCCCGGATCACCACCGCCATGATCGCCGCCACCGGAGCGGTGTGAAGTGGTGTGAGCGTTGTTAGCGCCACACTGATTCCAGATGGTGTTGTCCGAATTGTATTCACAGTGTTGGCGCAAAGAGGCGTGAGCCGAACCATGTCCAAACAGTAGCACAGAAGCCACCGCACAAAGTGCAAGATAAGTCTTATGCATTTCCAAGCCCTTTTCAAAGAGTTAACTACTCCCGCTCATATAACGACTTTTTGAAAAGTGTCAATAGCATAACCCGTTATGATTGTAGGCTTATTAGCTATGGTTAATATTTACCATAACACATAATCTGTCAGATCGAATTCCTCCCCAGATGAATGCTTGACCTTGTAGGCGACTCCAATAGATGTCGGAGTCATGCAGTAGGTGAATTCTCCCCCGATTGCCCCAAGTTTTTCGAGAGGGAGAGAGACCTTCTCTTTCCATTCCTGATATTCTTTGAGCGTGTCTTTGTTGACTTGGATTTCGATACCACAGAAATCCATCGGGATTTGTGCAGCTTTGGCTTTTTCAACTCGTTCGAAATGCTTTTTCCAGTCGAATGGCATGTTGATTCCTTGTAATCCTTTGAATTCAAAAAGTTTTGGAAATAGATTTCCATTAGTTCGTCATCAGTTCTGACGATTTTTACTGGTTTTGGAGTTTTGTGTTTTTTGGAAATCTTGGGCCAACCACATCGAGTTTGAACGATGATTGCAACTATCACAAAGATTAGTAGGGGAGAAAAGGCGACAAGCACTAAAACTTCCAATAAAAAAGCCTCCGGAACTGTTGTATTTAGTTCCTAGAGGCTTTGATTGGAGCGGGTAACGGGATTCGAACCCATGCTTTGACCATGGCAAG